GCCCTCGAGGTACTCGGCCTGCGCGTTTTTCTCGGCCTCGAGCTCCGTTGCGCCGAGCGCCCACACTACATCATTTGCCCCGTCCGTCCCGATTGCTGCGTATTGTTTTGCCATCTCATCCTCCTGCTGTTTGCGTTGCTGCGTTGTGGGGTCAGGCGGCCAGCTCTCGGCGAGCTGTCTTGATTGCGCCAGATCGATAGCCAGCGTTGTAGTCGCGGCAAGCCTCGCGGAACGCTGGCCCGCGGCTCTCGCACTGACGCAGAGTGATACCTAGTTCGTCGGCCAAGTCTTGGCCGTTGAGAGCGTTTATCAGCCCAGAGTCGGCCTCTTCTTGACCAGCGGCAAACCACGACTCTACGTCTTCGCGGCTAGCTCTTACGTCTGGGTCTCCTATTGTAAGCTCGTCTGTGACCCGCGTTTCTCCGTCGTTGTACCCGCTGCGGTAGGCCTTGCTCTTTTTGTTGATTTTTGAATTTGCCACCTGGCACCTCTTCCCGTTAGTTGTTACTGGCTACTACGAATTGCCATGCTAGTATATACGGCTCCTATCCTACCGAGTAAAGACTAATATTGTGTCTTGCGCGATTTGTGCTTTTTTGGCAATTCGGCAATCAGGTAATTGTCGAGCTCGCCGTCGCGTCCTTCCTTTTCAGCCTTTGCCCACATGCGCCCCCACTTGCGGTGAAGGTACCACCATACGCAAACGAATAGGACACACACCTCAAATCTGGGCATCTTCGAATGCTCCCTCACAAGCGCCGCAAGCACCAGTGACGTCAGACACGTCGGTCGAGACTTGATGGCACTCGCTGCACTCCACGCCATCACGTTCGGCCTCGTACGCGGCGTGCTCGGGGATCCCACCGGAGCACAGGTACACGAACCCAGTGTCTGTTTCATGGATCCACACACAGTGCTCCGCTGGCACCAAGTCGCCGAAGGTCTCAACCAACTCCGAACAGAGGAACGGGCCGCAGTCGCCGTGGAGTTCGCACTCATAGAGAAAGACTGTGAGCACAGTCTCACCCTGAAACTTGCCGGGCCGGGTCACCCGTCCTGTGTAGTGATCGAAGTCCTCTGGATCGGGCAGACCTTCGGCTCCGCGATCGTCAAGCGGGGAACCGATGTCAAGGAACGCTTGGCGTATGGGTGTCCAGTTGAGCCAACGCCCGGTGAAAGAATCAAGTGCAGTTGTCACGACACCTCCGAAAAACCGTCAGCCTGCCAAAGCAAAAACTCCTGGACTGCAAGATCTACCGACCTCGCGAACGAGTCGCGACTGGTACCGGCGACTCCGCCTAACCCAGGTTGACAGGCTAGCTCTAGTCGTGTGACGTACAGATCATAATATAAGCCGCTGATGAACTCGCGCCTAGTCTGCCTCTCTTGGATTATGCGAACACGTGAGTCTATCAGTGGGTGTTCAATCTCTGTTTTATCAAGTGCAGTTGTCATATTCGTTTCGGTCTCCTTTCAAGTCCCCTACCATCTCGCCCATGCGATCTAGGAAATCTGCGATCGCCTCGTTCCTTGTATCCCCGCAGCCGATGAGAAGGGACAGCGGTCCGCTATCCTCCGCTCCGTCGTAGCAGCCGTCGCAGTAGGCCTGGTACTCGTTACGCATTGGGTTGTCACTACAATGCGCCTTGACGCGCCCGCCGCAGTAAGGACACACTGGCGCGCTCATGTTAAAACCCCACGGTAGCTAGCCTCGAACTGACCACACAAGCGCCGGTATCTGACCTCGGACAGTGCATGCGCCAGTGCGTCAGTCAACCGCCCATGATAGCTCGCTCCGACTCCGATGCACGACGACCCGCGATAAACGAAAACTGTCAGCGAGACCCACCCGCCCGGCTCCTTCGGGCGCACCTTGATTGAGTACCTCATGTTCGTACTTCCCTTCTGCTAATCACCCGGTATTGATACTCGGGCGCGTTGAGGCGGTAGGCGCGTAGATCGTCGCGGAGTTCCCGAGGGATCATCGTTTCCCCGCAATGTGCTCGGCGTAGTCAATCTCGCTCAGCAGCCGTCGCACTTTGGCGAGCTCGACTCGGTTGGCGTGCGCGCGTTGATCGGTGTTGCCGTCGCTCTGTCGGCCGACCCTGCCTGTTTGCAGATCGTATCCCAGATCCGCACCGATCAATGCATCTTGACGCATCCCGGCCGAGTATATCGGCCGCGAGCGGCGTACCTCTGAGATCCACTTAGCGGCAAAATACTCCGCGGCGACGGCAACCGGTTGAACGTACCCCGCACCGCATATCCGCCGGCCCATCGCGCGGTGAGCGCGCTCGCCCTTGGCCGCCTCAGTAAAACACTCGTCCAGTCGCCGATCGCAGGATGCGATCCGGTAGACGATCAGATACGCAGCTTTGATTCGGTCTTTCACTTCTTTTTTGGTCATTTCACGATCTCCAGATTTGCGACGTTGATGCGCCGGAATCTCAGTTGCGGGTATTGTTCGAGTTCTTCCGGGGTCCAAATCTGCGCTGCGTCCGGCCGCGGTTCGTCCGTGGTCGCGATCACCCACCCATCCGTACCCTGCTCAATGTGCGTCACGATCCACCGATCGAGCCCGGCGGAGCCGGTGTATTGTCCTGTGTTGCGCAAGTGCTTTCCGGTCAGTCGCACCTTATCCCCTACCTGTATTAATCTCTTCGCCATTTGTACCTCCTACACTATATTCTGTCGCTTCCTGACTGGTGGGTTGTCGCCCGAGTTTGGTCGCGAGCCGATTCCAGATCGTGTTTGGGTTGCGGTTCGTGAAAGTGATTGAAATCTTCATGGTTAGCGGTCACAGGTTACGACGTACGTTGCACCGCGATACTCCCAACGAGCCGACTCGCAGCCGGCAACAGTGGCGCGCACATGGCGCGTGAGTTCGATTGCGCTGGATTCGTCTGCGGCCACGATCTGGACTCGAGGGGCATCGGCTCGAGCAATCCCGACCGTCGCGCCGAGTACAGTTCCGAGGCAAGCGGCCATGATGATTCTTTTTACAGTGAGAGTTGATTTGGTCATTTTCGTTTTTCCTTTTCCGTTTCCGAGTTGGTGAGTTGGTGAGTGTAATAGTATCAACGGCAGTCGCAGGCAAGGTCTTAAGTAGATTCGATCTCCAAGGCGTCAAGGTGTTTCAGATCGGCGAGTCGCTCTTTGATTAAGCGGATCTGCCTTTTGATCTGTCGCAGGCAAGCGCCGTCGGAGGTGGCGGCCTTGCGTTCGAGTGTCGATAGACAGTGGTTCAGCTCGAAGCGCTCATGCTCTCTCGTGATAGTCATGCCAACCGCTATTGCATCGCTCGTACCAAGCCAAATACAGGCCATTTCGGCCCGCAAGACGGCCCGACCACGACACCAGGATCATAGCTAAGCGGTAAACCGAATGAATACGGGCTGTTACAATGTCATAGGCCCGCAAGCGCTGCATAGCCTATACCGGCTATGACCATACGTTGCACTGCACTGCACTACGTTGCGTGACAATACACTGCACTGCACTGCACTACGTTGCGTGACAATACACTGCACTGCACGCACAGATTCGAGCTCCAGGATTTTGAACAAAGTCCCCAGATCCGAAATTGAAAAGAAAACGGCCGCGAGGATTTTGAACAAAGTCCCCAGATTTTTTGCTAGTTTATACACATGGAAGAAACCAAAAAGTCCAAGTTGAACAACAAAGCACTGTGGGCCTCGATCGCCGCAGTCGCCTTCGCCGTCGCGGCAGGTTACGGGGTCGACCTTCAGGGCGCTCTTTGCCCTAACACAACAACAGAGTCAACGCCGTCGGTCGTTGATGCAGGAGGAGTAACCGAAGGAAAAACTAATCACCCCTGAACCGTGAACGTGAAAAACTCGCAGATCGAGTTCATGACCTCGCTCTGAACATGCTCTGCGATTGTGTCCTCGGAGGGGTGCTCGTCGTGCTTGAACGCACGCCGGGTGCCCCTCGCAGAGCCTTCTTCGACCGCTCGGCTGATTAGCTCGTACCAGTTGGGTTCCACAGCCTAACATGGTACACTAGAAGGTATGAAGAAGCTAGCGCTGTTGGTAGCAGGGGCCGTGCTGGTCGCCTGCGGCGGGGACGTTAAGTTCCCGAAGACCGAGGACGTATACAAGGCTGCGTACGAGGCCGTAGAGGCTCTCGAGGCGCATCCTGGAGTGTCTGAGTACGTGGAGAAGGCAAAACAGGCCGTCGCCATCGCTCAGTCAGTCTGTGACCAGTTGCCCGAAGGTGGCGCAGCCGACCCGGTGTGTGCCGAAGTCGACAAACTGGCCGACGCCCTGAAAGAGTAAGACGGGCGCCCCCTGGTAACCCCGGGGGGCGTTCACTTCACCAAACGCAGATGGCTGGGCCGCTTCGAGGCGGCCTTTTTCGCAGGCGCGTCTTCTGGAGCATCGTCCTTCCAGATCTTGCCCATGCCGTCCTCGGTGACCATAGCGAAGACAGACTCCCAGGGGACGGAGCACGGACTCGGCCTCCCTCCGAAGGACAGCGTGCAACTGAAACCGTCATCGGTTACGTGGAGATCGTGTATCGGGCGCGCGAGGTTCAGACCTAACTGCAAGCACAGTTTACGGTCATTTTGGAACTGGAGCGGGACCTGCACGCCCTTGTGGCCGGGCTTCAAATGCACGAACACCGAGTTCGACTGCTGCAACATCCAGCCGATCAGATCTCGCTTCTCGTCGTTTTTCACTTGATCCCAGCTTCTCGACACCTCGACTTGAACACCCTCTCCTGTTCCGAATAGGACAGCTTCAGGATCTGATCGAACGTGCCCTCGCGAGCAGGCGGCACGGGGTGCTCCCATAGAGATCCGTCTTCGCAGATCAGCCCGTCGTGCTCCCAGTTCGCGTTCGGCCAGAACTGCTTCATCTCGTGGATGAGTAGCTGCTTGTCTGCGACGTGGATTGCCTCGTCCTTCCCGGGTGTCAGACCGAAGCGTTCGTAGATCACATTCTGGACGGTGTCTTCCAAGATCCTATACTGGTCGCCCACGAAGCTGTGCTTCAACTCCCGGTGCATGTCTCCCATGAAAGCCTCGGAAGCGTCATGGAGAAGGGCCTTCGGGTCGTTAAGCAGGTCGTAGATGATCACACTGTGATATGCGACCGAGTAGTAGAACGGGCAGTGGTTCGTGTACCGAGGTTGCATGAGCCCGGCCGTTACGTCCTCGAGGCAGATGTCCTCGGGACGTAAGTTGAGCAGGTTGACGAGCTTTCCTGAACGGAGGATCTTGCGAATTGGTTTGGTCATGGTTGCACCTTGATGAACTCCGCGACGACTGCGGCGACGGTTTCGCGAACATGTTCCAGCGACTTTGGTTGGTACTTCAGCACATCACATACCCGATCTGCGATCATGGTTGCGATGTCCGCCGGGTCGCCGGTGCTGTTCGCACTGCGGCCGATCACCGAGAGCGCCGCAGAGTCGCGCAAAATAGCGTCTGTTACGGAGGGTGCCACTCCGTATTTCTTGAACGCGTAGTTCGTGACCTTCCCGAACTGTCGGGCCTTGTAGACAGTCAGAGTCACATTCCCGCACCCCGGGCACGAAGCCGAGTAGCACGTCGGGCAGCTCTTGCAGTTCGGATCGTTCAGGTCAGCAGTTCTTCCAGGTTCGTTTTTCGACATCGTTTTCATCCTTCAGGTTTCGTTCTCTGCACCATTGTTTCAGTTGCTCGGCCGACTCGTTTCTCTCGTACCCGGCCCAGCTGTCAAATGAAAGGTGCCACAGTCCGTTGTTTCTTTCAACTGCCCCAAGTCGTTTTGTGTACCTTCGAGCAGTGCGTGTGGTCAATGTTCCAACCGTATTGGAAAGGATTGCCCTGATTCGGAACACTATGCCGGTTTCGTTGACGAAAGGCGCGTCGAGCCCATCGACCATGCCGTTCAGCGTCCGGCTGACCATCTTGCGCAGAGCGGCCAGGATCTGCAACTCGGGGCCTTGCTTTACGGTCGGTCCCATCGACTGTTCGACGATCGCCGACAGCTCGTCAGGAAGAGTGAAGCGCCCGTATTGCTTGAACGGGATCGCCTCGACGAGCAGTCGGAAATGAGACAGCACCTCGGAGAAGTCCTTTCGCTCCGGTACGACTTTGGCTGCTTCCGGATCGATGAAGATCGGGAACAGTCGCGACGCAGCAGCGGACAGCCCACCGTCGTTGATCATCGCAGCGTAGTTGTCGCACCAGTCGAGGTTATTCGAGGTCACGATCACTCTGCAACACCCATCAATGCGGGTGACGGGTCGGCCCTTCTGCTCGGTGCGCATCGAAGGGGAGGTGACGAGCCGCTTCAAATCTTCGATCGAGCTCTTGTCGTGCAGATCGTTCGCTTCGTCCTTGACGATGATCGGGCAATGCATGAGCTCTGCGTTGAATCGTTCGGTGGCAGATTCGATGTCGATTGCACCGTTCTTCGAGTACAGACTGCCTACGGCTGCGAGGAATAAGCTCTTCCCTGTGTTCTTCTCACCCATCAATGCGAGCAGGTTGTCCGGTGCGGTCAAGTCGCTCAGGTTGGCGATCCACTGACACAGGTAGGCATATCGGTCGCCAGCAAAGACCTTCAACCAGTTGTCGACCATCTTGCTGAACACAGGGACAATCTCATCGCGAAGCTTAACGCAGTTCACGCGGAGGTTCGGTCGCTCGGTGTCGTCTGGCCAGTCGAAGGTGGTCGGTCCGTACGTGTACGTGATTTCTTTGCACCCGATCCCGTACATCTCGAGCAGTTGCGCAGGCGAGATCAGTTTACCTTCGGCGGTGCTCAGGACAATGTCCGGTCGGAAGCGCGATGTCTTCAGCGACGGGACCGTGGAACTGTCGAGCACGATTGGAGCGTAGCCAGACATCTCGAGCCGGAATACGTCCGAGCCCGACGTGTAGGCGAACCAGTACCGATTTGTCTTCAGGTCCTCTATCGGGAAGCCAACGACGTCCGCGATGTCGAGCAGCTGTTGCTCAGTGTAGGATGTCGCGAGCTCTTCGGCCATCATAGCGGCGACAGCGCGCTCGGAGTTTTCGCTGCGAACGCGCGCCCATTGCGACAGGAACTGTGCCTGCGTCGGCGCGCCGTCGGTGGCCTCTAGCGAATCTTTGAAGAATACATACAACCGCTCGCCCGAGACCAGGGGCAGACGGGTCTTCAGCGCGCCCAGGAGCTCGAACAGAAGCCCGTTTCGTCCCCCTTCTTCGCTGTACGGTCGGCCCTGAAGCACCAGAGACAAGACCGAGGCCAGCGCTTGCTGCTTCTCGTTCCGGACCCGCTTAAGGGCGGCTACGGCGCGCACCAGGTCCCGGCGCTCTAGAGGCAAGGTGGCGGGCAGATCTGCTGCTGACGGGGCCGGTGCGGCCGGCGTTGGTGCTTTTGCGGGCGCGGCTCCGGGTGTCTCCTCCAGGGCGCCCCAAGACAGGATCTGACCCGACCCCCGCTTAACGTCCTGCGGCGCGCCTTTAGGGCTGCTGGGCAGGTAGTACCAGCGGCAGACGTCTTTACATGAGGGATCGATGTCCGGGGCCAGTCGGGCTCTCAGGTCGCTCCAGACGCCCTTCCAGAGCACGGCTGGGACCGGACGGTCCAGTGGCAACACAACTCTCCACTTCGGGGCCTCCTTCGTGTGTGACCAGGTCGTGTGTGCGATGAAAGTCAGTTCGGAAAAGCGGGACCAATCCGGCGTCCCCTGGTCGAAGTCTAGGACCAAGCAGCAGATCTCGGAGACAGCGGCGTTCTCGTGTCGGGAGCCCTCTTTCAGCGCGTACGGCGACCAAAGCGGGCACTGGTCTTTCTGGACGTAGTTCTTGAACGCGGCTAGGACCTGCGTCAACTGCCACCAAGTGCCGACGGTCGTCGACCAGTCTTCCGGACGGTAAAGCGACGGAAAGACGGTCCAATTAAGCATCGTCCCGCCGTTGTCGTTGGGCGATCATTTCGCGTGCTTGTTGTCGTGGTATTTTGCGCCGCACTCGAGCGCGCGCTCTTGCCAAGATTGACATCGCATTTTCTGTCGTCCAAAGACTGTGGACGAAACGTTGTATCGATTTCGATCCTCGTTTCGAGTTACATCGCAAACAAGCCGTCAGTAGGTTCGAAGGAAGGTGCGAACCTCCGCGTGCGTGAGGGACAACGTGGTCGAGAGAGAGCAGACACTCGGCGTCGTCTTCGATTGATCTTTCGCAGTAGACACAAGAGAAACCGTCTCGTATATAGATCGCCAACCTGGTTGTTGGCCGAATCCACTTGCTTCCGTTTGACCAGCTCACCAAACCTCCACGAGTGCGCCACGTCCGACGGCGTAGGCGATCATCTGCGCGTCGCAATCGTCTTCGTCGGGAGACCAGTCGACTGTTTTATGGTAGGCCTTTGCGCGGTTCTGTGCAACAGTTTTGTCGACGTTCGCCGGAAGATCGAACGCTTTTCGGTGCTCGGCGATGTCGATCCAACAGGCCTTTGCGCTGAACGTGCCGGCAGCCGCCCCGAGTAAGTACCCCGCGCGCATAGCACGGACCGTCACGCCTTTCTGGTGTGTGGTCAGCGGGCGTTCACATATGATCGTCTTCGGTGCGATGATCATATCCGGAGTGAGCAGTTGGAGGTCGCTCACCGGGGACATCCGGTAGCAGAACCCTGCCTTCTTCCCCGGATCAATGCAGAGGACAGGGTAGTCTTGGGCGGTCAGGACAGTCCGAGTCGACGCCTTTTTCGTTGCGCGCCGCTGTCTACGATCGACGACTGATTGCGCTTTCTTCAGTTTATCAGATCCCATATCCCGGTCTCCTTGCAGCGCACGCACGGCGTTTTACCGCCGTCAGGGCTTTTGATCACACCGTGTCCGTAACACACAGGACAGCAAACAGCAAGTCGGCCGTCCGCGTGGGTCTTGTGAATACACCTCTTGCTCCAGTGGGTCATAGCAGCGTATTCCGCGCGCATGACGACGTCCGGGAGCAGGTGATCCCTCTTTGGGACCTCGCACATTATTCGTTGCAGTTCGCGAGCCCCTTCGTCTAGTTTGTCCAACGGGATCTCGAGCATGAAGTCGTCGTGTGCGAAGTTGACCATGTGGGAACCCCACAGCGGGCTCTGCTGGTCGTAGGCGGCCCACATGACCTCCCACCCGACGTTGGCCTCCACGACGGCCCCGAGCGACTGGAACGGGTGGTTGTGGGCCGCACAGAACGTCGCCCCGGAGCGGACGATTGTCGTCCCCGGGATCTGGACATAGAACAACTCATTTTGATCGGTTGGGTGCTGTTCGATCCAGTTAAAGTAAGGCCAGGCCTCTTTTCGGGTCCGGAGCCAGATGTTCTTGAGGTCCTTCGACTCGTCGATTCCGATCAGTGTGCGATACTGCGTTTTTGCCGCGATGACTAGCCGCTCGGCGCCCATGCGCCCAGGCAGACCGTAGTTCGCGACCTTCCCGCACTGTCGGGCCTTGTACCCCTTGGCGCCGTCGTCTTTCATCTTGACAGCGTCTTCGTAGGAGCAATGCAGGATCTCAGCCGCGATCTCGCAATGGCAGTCGAACTTCTTGTTCAGCTTGTCTGCGAGATCCCGGATCCCTAGGTTCGTGACGCAGACCTGCGCCCAGGTGCAAAGCTCGAGACTCGCGTGGTCGCACGGGACGAGCGCATATCCGTCGCGCGCTCGGATACACTCTCGGATCCCCTCTTTCGACCTCAGGTTCTGCAAGTTGGGCCGGCTCGAGGTCGTGCGGAACGTGTCTGCGGTCCCGTATTTCGTGTGGATCGGATATTGCGTCCCTGCGCTGAGCAGCTTTACGTCGGCTTTCTTGACTTTGCTCCACTCTCCATACTCTGCGAAGAGCTCGAGGATCGGATCCCCCGACTCGGTCAGTGTGACGTGATCCGTTTTCGGCTGACCGGTGGGTGTCGTTGGCGGGTGGCCGCGGTAGGCCTCCGAGACCACGGCCTTGATTGCAGCCATGCACCGGGTGCCGTCTTTACGTACGAATCCAAGTTCCTGCACCTCAGCTGTCAGGAAAGACAGGTGCTCGTCGGCGGCTTGTTCCAGCTGCGACACCCTTTCCGGATCCGTCCGGAGTCCGTACTGTCTGGTGTTGTTCAGCCAGAGCTTCTCTCGGGCCAGCAAGGCCACGTCTTCGAGGTGGACGTTCGAGTTCCGCTCTAGTTGACGGTTCCAGGTGCGCAGGGTCTGGTCACCGTCCCCGAGCAGGTAGGCCATGTGCTTTTCGCTGTAGTCGGACAGCGGTCGGTTGTAGTACTGATCGAACGTTGTTCGAATCATCAAGTCCTTGTCCATTTTCGGAAAGCCGTAGCGCTGCGACACGCTGTCGAGTGACAGGTCGCCTCTAGGCTTCCCCTGGATCTCCGCGATGCGCTCAAAGGCCCACCCGCACAGAACGCGAGTCTCCTCATAGGCTCTCTTGATCAACGGCCGCAGTTCCGGGTACCAGACGATCGCGCACATCATGTCGTAGTCGATCGTCCAGCCGACGATCGTTCGGTTCGATAGCAGTTCTCGCGTCCGTTCGAAGACCTCAGAGGTCGGGAACGCGATCGGACTTCCCGGAACCTCGCAAAGCACTCCGCACACGATCGGCGGGCACATCAGCCCCGGCTGGAACCTGAAAGTTTCGTAGTCGAGCGAGACGAAGTCGGTCATCGATACCTAAGAGCCATTCCAACACAGATCAGGTTCACGACGATGCACCCGAACGCGGCGAACCAACTGAGAGACTGCCCAAGGTGGCTGTACCGGTGGATGTTCCAGAAGCCCCACAGTGTGTACCAAGCCGTCGGGAGGATCGACACCCCGAGCAGTCGCTTGTCCTTGTACAGGCGCACGACGTTCAGCCAGAGTAGACAGGCACCACCGGCTTCGAACACGCTGTTGATCAGATCGTTCATAGGCACACACAGAGCCGGTCGCAGGATTCGAACCCGCATCGCCTCGATTACAAATCGTGGGCTCTTCCTTGTTGAGCTAGGCCGGCTAAAAGCCCGGGCTGTCCCGGGCGAGTAAGTTAAGCAGCAGTGGTGAAAGCCGTCGCAGTGACGTCGCTCTTACCGTCCCGTGTCCGGTTGCGGTTGTTCATGCGAACTTGCCGAACCGCTGCGGCAATCTTGTCGGTCTCTTCTTGAGTCTTCGCATTGTGGAACAAGGTCGCTAGATCGACGACTTGCTGATCGGAATCGAAGGTCTTGTCCTTGACGTCTTCATTGCAAATCCCGCAGATGAACGCTCGGAGCTTCTGATCTTCGATCGACTGCTTGTCGCCCGTGCCGCCGACACCGAAGAGCAGGTTGTATGTCGATCCGACTTTCACATCGTCTCGGCTACTCTCTAGAACTTCGCAGTCAGCCACGTACTTCGTTCCGCCTTTGTATCCCTTGTGGAATCCGAACTTCTTCAGCCTCAAGAGGTAGCCACCGTCTCCGAAAGGGATCAGATTGAAGTTGCTGCCGTTGAGTGCCTGTTCCGACATCGTGTTTGGTTTTGGAAAGTTCATTTCGTTACTCGTTTCTGTTGTTGATTGTTGATAAGTTAAGGACAAAGCAAGGCTCGAACTTTTCTCGCCTTTTCTAAGGAATCTCGAACATCATCGATTGCTCTGTGAGCCGGCGCTCCCCCAGTGCGTAGTTCCACACCAATACGATCACACAGCTCCATGAATGAGCTCACGTCTATGTTCCTGTAATGAAACAGCTTTGACAAAGTCGGCATGTGATGGTTCAACCAGCCTCGATCGAAACCCACACTCGAACCTGCCAAAGGGACTTTTGCGCAATCGTTATTGGCTACGAAGTCGATCAGAACCGATTCACACTCTTTCAACCCAATGCCGGTCGCTAGTTTGTCGATCAGCCCGCTTTTCGTGTGCATATCATTGATGAACTCCGAAAACACAGTACCTGACGTCGGTTTAATCACGAATGAGCAATATGCTATTTCGTCGAGTCGATAGTCGGTCGCCAAAAGCGCTACCTCCAGAAGCTGCCCTTCGTAAGGGATCAGACCCGTTGTTTCTACGTCTACCCACAATATGTTTTGGTTGTTCATGAGTGTTGCACCATTTCAAATCACCCCGGGGGCCTACCCGTCTTTTTTCACGCGATCGACGTCTCCCCACGCCGGGCCTTTGCCCCTCTTCTCCGGAGACGTCACGTCACCATAACACAGTTTCTGTGGCAAGCCAGTCGTTTGTTGCACGTAGTCCGCCTCAGCACTGGCTTGTCGGAAAGCGTTCAGGTGCTCCAAGCACTGAACTAGGTACTGGACCTCGACCGGTCGAATCTGTCCCGTCCTGTGGGTCCGGCCGCAAAGCTGCTCCCAGATCTTGCACTTGTTCGGAGGGGTGATGATCAGGTTCCTGTGCCAGAGGTATTGGAGGTTCAGCCCGATCCCGCAGGCCTTGATCGAGGCAATGACCGTCGATGCTTTGGTGTCTGTGATGTGCTGCCCGGACGGGTCACACCCTCCGTCGCTAAAGTAAGGCCAGCTTGTCTTCTTTGAGAGCTGTTTCCCAAAGTCGATGTTGTGGACCCAGACGATCCCCGGTCCCTTCCAGGCGGCCACTGCATTCACCGTGTCGTCGCTAAGCCAGTGTGCGACACGGTTCGGGGTGAACTCCGGCTCTTTCAACAACCAGTCGTCCCAAGCCTCTGCGTGCAAGGCTCCGGACGCGAAGAAGTCTTTGACCTGTCCCTCGGAGTCAAACTCCTCGCTCTCTTCGAGGATGGCTCGCACGACCGAGCACCACGCTTTGCGGCTGGCCAACCAGTCTTTCGGCGGCCAAGGGTCGTGCTTCTTGTAGAAGCCTTGCGCGTACTGGTTCGCCACGGCGAAGATCTGGAACTTGGCGTCACCGAGCGGCCAGTCGTCGGCCGCGAGCCACAGTGTCCGAAGCTTTTCGAAAGCCTCGTCGGCCTCCTTGGGCGGATCCAAATACCACGGGCTGATAGTGATCGGTGGGAGGTTCGGTTTCTCCGACGAGATAACGACACCCGGCGTGCTGACCAGGCGTTTCCGAAATTGCTCGCGGGCCTGGTCTTTGGTCCTGCACTTGCCGAGGTCCGAGGTCAGGTGCCGTAGATCGCCGGCGGTGCGCACATCCATCGCCTCTGCCCAGATCTCGATCTCGCTGGTCTCGAGCGGTACCGGGGCTCCGAAGCCGAGCGACCAAACCAGCATGTGAGAGTATTCGTGCAGGCTCTGATCCGTAGGGCTGCCGGAAAGAGTCAAGACCTTACAGTGCGGGTGCGCTTTGAGATACTTGCGAACACGCTTCGCCCGCGAGGCCTTGTGGATGTTCTTCACAAGGTGACACTCGTCGAGGATCAGCAAGTCAGGCTGCATTTCTTCGAGGTCGTTCGCGTGGTCGCGATGACTCAGCAGTTCATACCCGATGAGCGGGAAGTTCTCGGGTATGTCTTTGAAGTGCTTTCGGAGTTTCGTAAGCTCCCTCTCCATGTCGTGGATGACGCTTGAAGGCATCAACCAGATCGGACGCTTCGCTTCGAGCACGACTGGTGCAAGCGCTGCTACCCACGACTTGCCGTGCCCGACGTTGGCCGCGCAAAACGAGCCCCCGATCGACATCAGCTCGTAAAGAACGACGCCTTGGATTGCGTTCAGGCGCTCTGTCCCGTTCGAAGTCTTAAGGACGGCCGTCATGGCGCTCGCGCACCAGTCGGCCTTGTCCTTCCAGTCCCGCGCAGGGAGAGCGGCGATACGGCTCAATGTTTCCTTGTGCAGTTCGTCATCCGTCCTCCAACCACTCACACTCTTTGCGCAGCGCCTTCTTGGACTGCTCGTTCTTCAGCGAGATCACACCGCAGTTCCGACAATACACCCACGAGTGTCGTTTCATCTTGGACATTGCGTGCGCACCCTTCTTCTTCAGGACGCGCACGCTGTCGTCCCAGCGCTGCCAGGTGATCATCGACCCAGTGTCAGCGTCGCAGTGAGTCCGGTTTGCGTTTCGATTGCCTCGATCAGTACAGACAACGGGAGCTTGGACACTTCGTCTACACCGAACGTCGTTCGTTCCACGATCGGTGCTGCGTTCGGTGCGACCGTCTCAGTGACCTGCGTCCGCTGGCGACCAACCGTGCGTCGTGTTTTCTCTGCGACAGGCGCTGGCGTCGGCGGAGGCGCGGGATTGTCCAGGGCCTGTTTCGATTCCGGGGGTAGGACTTGCCCGTGCTCGGCTTCGAGCTTGGCGATCTGGTCTTTGATAGACAGGCCGCTCTTCTCAACTGCCTTCCTCTCTCCATTCGCCTTCTCGTGGGCCTGGATCGACTCCTCGAGCGGTCGGACGAGCGATTGGTTTCCGTTGGACTTGTTCAGCAGTGATGCGATTGACGGCATTAGGTCTTCCTCCTTAGGCTTCTGATACATCTTGCAGTGCTGAAAGAAGTCACACAGTTGACCCTTCCCTCCGCAAGCTTTCGGTTCGTTCTTGACTACATTACACAGGGAGATCTTTTCGTCAAGCGTCTGCGGGTTGATTTCGTCCCACAGCCGTTTCAATTCGGACAGGTGTTCCGCAACCGGAACTATTTCCGTCTCCATTGTACGTTGTACTTCTTCACGACTCAGGACAACCTCGACTGCGAACGGGTCCCCGCCCTTCTTCAGGTAGTAGATCCACCTAGCTCTGCACTGCACTGCTTCCGGGTGTTTCTCGAGCCACAACCACGAGTTGATGACGACCTGCGGATCGGTCCGCATCCCCTCTTCGTCGAGGTTGTACTTCTCGTAAGTGGCCTGGTCCTTGCAGGTCTTGTGATCGTTCGGCCCGTGCTCGTCTTCGAAGTCCACCCGCGCGAAAAACTGAATCCCCTCAGACCAGTCGTGACTAACCCAGGATTCGACCTGTGTGATCGGCGGCTCCGGCAGCAGCCCCATTGAGATCGCCTTCTGGACCAATCTTCCCATCTTGTCGTTCGGCGGGTATGTCCCGTCCTTCAGGTAGTTCTCTCCGTGCTTGTGCAGAAGCTCGCCGTCTTCACGGGCCTTCCGCATCCAGTCCGGGACTTCGACCTCGAGTCGAGCGAAGTACTTGAAGGCCTGCTTGCGCTGGCACTTCTTCCCGAGGTCAATCTGACTCGGCGAGAACCTCACCTACGCACCGATTGTGCGATGTCGCATAGCCATGACGCGCAAGAGCCGACGTAAAGGAACATCGCGTGTTGCACGTCCCCGAGCAGGAACGCGACAGTGCCGGCCACGAACGTCGCCACAGCCCCGAACCGATTAGCTTCGATTACTGTATTCATCCACACTGTACACCTCCGTATAACGCTGTCGTGATGACCAAAGCCAAGCGGTCCCCGCAGTTGATGAGTCTAGTACTAACATCCGGTGCGGCAAGAGGCAAGGGCAATCGCCACGTCACCCCGCCGTCGCTCGACGCAGTGTAGAACACCGGGGAGGTGATAGCAGTGGTCCCGGTCGTCAGGGCTAGAAGAAGGCCCTTGAAGTAGACGAGGTGCTGCTCGCCGTTGCCGTCAAACGACACAGGACCTACCGTCAAGCTCGAAAAGATTGTCGCCGCAGCTGTCGTCCAGGTCTGTCCGGTTGGCGAGGTGTAGACACTGAGCGTAGTCTCGGAACCGGCTGTCGGGTGTGTCGCCAAGATCACGAACTGCTCGTGGATCTCGTCCCACACAACACCAACCGGACGCGCGTTGCTTGCCGAGTGTGTGACCGTGGACGAGCTCCAGTTAACACCGCCGTCGGTCGACCGGAACACAACCAGCGCAGGTGTCGTGCGGTCGCAGGTCGCCAGCAGCAAGACCCCTGGACTAGCCGCAAGGTGCCTGTCCCGGTGACAGGACAACGTACTGCGGAGTGACCAGGTGTCAGCGTTCCCGGTCGCGCGTCGGTAAACGTCTAGGTTCGTCGCGCTGCTAGACTCTGTGTTGCCGCCGACGGCCAAGTACAGGAACCCATCGTGCGGATTGTGAATGAAATCCTTCACGCGATCGGTCGTGACCGCACTCACAACCTGTGCCGTGCTCCAGGTGAGGCCGCTGTCGTCTGTGTACTGGCTGCGTAAGTCAGGCCCGGCTGCGGCTCCGAGCGCGAAGACCCTTTTGATCGACTGCACGAACACAGAGCGAACAGCGCCGACCGAGAACGACGTCGCTGTCCTTGACTGCTGGCCTTGCGCCCCGATTAACCAAGACGCTGTGCCAGTCGAGTTTAGCAACAGAATCCCCCCGTCTCCTGTCCCTGACACAGCGTCGGCGTGCGCGATCGTGAACCCGCTCTGTGGTCCGAACTGTTGCGCCTGCCTGACTACTTTCCTGATCGTCATCTCTTCGAGACGTTCGAAGGCGTAGTTCGCATGCTGCGCAAAGATCTGAGCGGCGAAGCCGTCGGTCGAATAAGGCGCAGGCGGAGCAATCTTGGTCGGTGTCCCGATGCTTGGCCCCGCGTCGTAGTTAGTCAGTGTTGCGAATTGTCGTGCGATCACAGGCTCGTCCTTATGATGAAGTCTACGTCTGGGCCTGAGTGCTCTGTCAGAAACAGACCCCCGTGCGCTGATGAAAGCGTACCGCCCACCCCGGACGCGCCAAGCTTGATCTCTCTCCAGTTGTCCCCGCCATCGGCCGATACAACCAGCGTCCTTTCGTCCGGACTGTAGGCCACGAGCATCGAACCGACCGAGGCCAGATTATGTATCCTTGCTGAGTCGTCTGAGGTCGTCAGTGTGTGCTTCAGCTCCCATTTAATCCCGTCCCGCGAGATGTGTAGCCGTCGGTTCGTACCGTCCTGGGTCATGAGACACCAGCTGCCCCAGACGCGATTCGCTACGAGCCCGCGGACATCGACCGCGACTCCAGACCCTGCGAACGTGTAGGGGTAGACCAGCAGCCCGGCGTTAGGCGTGTCCGATGTCGGTACCGCGGTCCGGGACAGGGCAAGGCGCGGCGAGCGCACCACGTGCACTGTGTCAACAGCGACACCGTCGGCTGCTCCGACCATCGCCCCGCCGAAGCAATCGAAATGGTAGACCGATCCGAACGCGCTCCCGAGCACGGTGGGTAGTGCAGTCAGCGCAACCCACGACCCGTCGAGTCCGGTGTGCGACACGGCGAACCTGCCGTCGTCCATAGACACCCAGAACACACCGTCGATCACGATCGTCGGCGTCGAGGCAGTGTTGTACTTGTCGAACCGGGCTCGCAGCACATTGCGCGCAGCGGCGGACAAGATCAGATCATACCCGGCCCAGGTCACACCGCAATCCTCAGAGAGCGCAAGGTCGTTGTTGGTTGATCCTCCCGCACTCCACGCGAGGATCGTCCCGCGGGAGACCAGCGACGTTGAGTCCGGAGTATCCGCGGAGCATGCGCCCAAGCCGTTAACCCCAGTAAACGCCGTGGTCCGTGCGACAGCCCCCGTCGGGAAGTACTCTGCGGTCGTCATGTCAGCACCCAGAGTGCACGACAAGACCCGCCCGTCAGGGCCTTCAACTTTGAAGTCGTGAGTACCTGTGATGATCTCGAACTGCCCTAGCGCCCAACCGCCGTCCCGGTGCGTTTCGAAAGCATCGACGAACAGGCGGTCGATGTCGTTAGCGGTCACAGCTGTTCCATTTATGAACCCGTTCCGCAGGTCGAGGGACACCAGAGAGAGATCCAGATCTCTTCCGTAGTTGAGAATATTTCTAGACGTCATGGTACGAACAGCCTCACTCCGCTATTGCCCGAGACGTATAGCGAATCGTTCGCCACGTACAACCGGTGCGCGTTACCGTTACCGTCGCCGCTTGACACAGGGTCTTCAACATCCCAGGTCAGCCCGCCGTCGAGCGACATGTGGATGAAGTTCCCAGTCGCTCGGTACTCCGAGGCCAGTACGAGCGGTCCGTAGGACACGACCGATTCTGACACCCCTCCGACCGAAGTGTTGCCTAGTGAGTGCGCAGACGAGAACGAAAGCCCGTCGTCAACGGACACGTAGTAGTGCTGCAAAGAGTTCGTGGAGTCTTCGATGCAGATAACCCACGTCCCGTGGAACTCGTTACACGCGACCCCGCAGATCGCACCCGTTGTACCGCCTGAGACCGCGAACGTGTAAGTGCTCCAGGATCCTGACACCGGCCTGCGCACGACCCGGATGTTGATTGAGGCCCCGTCACGTGCGGCGCTCAGAACTGTCCCGGTGGTCTGGTTGACGTCGAACTGCACGTGCGTTCGGGTCGACCCCGTGTCGTAGACCGTGAACGCCGTTGCGAGATCCGGGCTCGAGGCCATTCCGATCGTACCCGAGCCGTTCGCGTCACCTACCCAGAAGAGCCCTCCGACCGAGTCCCGCCGGATCCGTTGCGGAGACGTCATTCCGGATGCGAACGTGGTCCAAGTCGTGCCTCTGTTGTCCGTATATCGGCCAAGGAACGTCCCGCTCCCGACGACACCGAGACGTGCCGTCGTCGGATTACTTGCCGCACTGCGTACCGTCGTCGTGAACCCTGGGTCGGTGCGTGCAATGTTTGCGAACTGGGTTGCCTCTTGCGCAGTGACGGCCAGATCGACAGAGATGTGGTGTCCTCCCGAGCCGGCAACGATCTCTCGTCGGTTCGCCGGGCTGGCTTCCAACCTACGGATCCGCCGCGCGAAGAAGCTCGCATACTCCTTGTTGTGCCAGTCCAGCAGATAGTTGATCTTCTGTCGCGACACGACTCCCATTCCGCTAGGCGCGTGGGCCGGTCGTGTCTTTGACACCAGTCCCCCTGCGTCAAGCTCGTTCAGAGCGACGGGATATTTGACCAGCGGCGGAATAGATTGGGACATCTTAAAAAGGCTGTGAATCCGGGAACTCAGACCCCCAAAAGGACGGATTCGAAATAGTTAAAGTCCCCCCGACACCGGCGGCTCTGGTGACGGGCAGTATGTGCGTGGCGGCCAAGGGTGTGAAGTCTGGCACACCGTCGAAGTGAATGTCAACTGCTCCCGGCCCTGTCGTGTCAACTTGTACCGTCCCGGAGCCCTTCAGAGCAGCCGACGTCACGGCGATCAAGTCTTCGTAGCCACCGGACGAGCGGTTCGCCGCAGCCCGAGCCCGGATAAGTGCGCGAAACGTTTCCTGATCGAACCCGAGTCGAAACTGTCCAACGATCTGTCCAAGCAGATCCAGTCGCTGGGCTATCGCGAAGTCGATGTGATAGGCGTACCGCACGTCATAGGCTTGTTCGGACAGCTCTTGGATCTCGGTCAGCATCGCCAGCAGGTAGGACGTGATCCGAGGCTTCCCGTAGAACGGCAGGGCCAGGTCCAGGACACCTTGAAGGTGGTTGACATTCTGTCGGTACCAGGTCACCTGCACGCAAGGTGTCGCCGCGGGCGGGGACGGAAATTCGGCCAGCGCGCGAACGGCCCAGAACAGCTGATTGCCTGGGTCTACGGCCGTGCTCAAGGTGTTCTCGCGGAACTGGACCGTGGAGGTCGTTCCGAGTGAGACGATGGCCGGGTCGTCGTAGATGTCGCAGACGTGAGTCCAAAACAGATACCGCGTCCCGTCCCACAGCTCGAACTTCACTCGCGATTCGTCCTCTAGTGGGACGATCGGGACGATCAGCAAGTCGTCGGCCTGCATGATCTGCAAGCGCGTCGACGCGCGAGCGAAGGCCAGGTCAGGCTTGACCGTTGTGATTGCCAACTTTGCGCTCCTCTTCCATGCGCTTTAGGACAACACTCACCATTTGCTTCTTCACGGTCACAAGCTCTTGTGAATGTCGTTCGAGGATTTTCCCGTGCTCGTCGTGACCGATCAGAAGGCGGTCTTGCTTGGCGTCGATAGCCTTGAGCATTTCTCGCACGTCCGGCTCGTCTTTTTTGCCGAACATCAATTTAGACACGTTCCAGGCCTTCCACATTGCTGGCAGTCCTGCGGCCAAGACGCCTAGAGCAGCAAAGATCGGTGTGTAGTCCATAATAGGTTCCGAGGGACGGGCGGTGAATGAGGAGGAGGCAATCGCCGCCCGCCCCCGAAAGATTGTCACGTCAGAAAAAAGTAGGCGAACAACACTCCTTGGAATGTGGCGATACCGGCCCAGATGAATCGGTCAAGCAACAAAGAAGCCTCCCATGTAGCCCCGCAGCAGTGCCGCCTCCTGTGAAGTCAGCAAACGGTTGACTAGCACGAGCTGAGAGACTGAGCCAGTCAAAGCGTTTGAGCCGTCCGGGTCGGCCCCGATCGACAGCGCGGTGGTCGGTGTCCCGAACAGCCCAGTGATTGTCGCGTCGGTCCCGACAGTGGTCACGTAGTCGTCAGCGTAGACGCCTAGGGTCCCGCTAGCAGAGCCTGTGAACCGGGATCGCCACACGTGCACGGCCGTGTTCACGGTGCCTCCAGTGGCTTCGTAGGCGGCTGCCCCGGTCGAGTTCATGATGCGCGACCGGAACGCCGCGGTAGTATTACACTCGAGCAGGAACGCCGCAGCGGTGTCGCCGGCCGAACGACTGGACAGGATCCGGTCGCCGGAGCTCGCAACCGTGTCCCGAGTCACGGCCCAGACTTCGAACGCGCTCCCGTTGGCCAGGAAATCGAACGCGCTCAGCGCGCCGTTCCAGACCAGGCGGTCGCCGTTGTCAAACGAAGCGTAATAGGTCGACGAGCCGCTGTTCGCACGTTGCGGCTGGGCCGACCCGGTACCCTGCGCGAACGCCCCGACCGCAGTGCCTTTGTTAGTGGCCGCAGTGATCGAAGCACCACTGAGAGACAGCGAGCTTGCGTCGTTAAAGTCGACCCACGCGATCAGGTTCGGACCAAACGACAGAGGGGAGAACAGTTCCGGGACGGTTTGGATCACTTTCCAGGCCCCGGAGATCCAAACCAGCAATTGACCGGTCAGGAGATCGAGGAACGGGAACCCGTTCGGCACCCCAGTCGGGCGGACGGTCCCGGACTGTGGGTAGTACGCAAGGCCATTCCCGACCGAGTTGACGAACGCGGCATACCCGGCCTGACTAGCAGTCGGGGCAAGCACCCCGTTTGCAAACTTGATACCGATCATTCGCCCACCTTCCTCAACGATCGCTGAAATGCTGCGTGCTTCAAAGACGCTTCATCGTCTGTCAACAGTCTTCGAATGAACGCGAAGTCACCAATCTGCCCCTGGAACGGTGAGCCTGAGTGTCCCTGTACGTTCCCCAGTTGCCAGGTACCGGACAGGGCTGTAGCGAGTGTCCCGTTCGTGGAGGTGTCCGGGAACGAGGCCGACCCGTCAGCACTGACCGCAATCGACACCGTCCTGTGGTGTCGTACCCGAATCACGTGTGTCTGGTCGATCGAGATCGGACCCATCGTCGATTGGTAATAGATCCCGAGAGCATTGTTGAAGATCGTAATGCGTGGGCTGTCGGTTATGATCTCGAGGACCAGACCGCAGTCGACGCCGAGCAGCCCAAAGACGTGTCTGTTGCCGCTCAGGATCGTCGGTCGGACAGCGGCCCAGATCTCCCAGTCACTCGTGAGACGCCCGAGCTGCGGGAAGTCTTCAGCGATCCCGCTCCAGTCAAGCCGGTCGTTCGTCCCGTCGAATTGCAGGCACGGCTGCGCAAACCCTTCCGCTTCGTCGACCAGCGCCGGCGCTTGTCCCGCCTCGAAGGAGCCCACGACGCTTCCCTGGTTCTCCCAGTTGGTGACCGGGTCTCCTGTGACTCCTTCTAGTGGGGTCACGAACAACCGAGTGTCTTCGTCGAACGCTGCGGCCGAGCCGTAGAACGCATACGGTCCGACGTGCAGACCCTGCTTCAGGGAGTAGCTCCAGTGCCCCTCAGGCGTCCCTTCGAGGGCGACGTTCCGGGTTACGGAAGGCCAATAGGAGATCTCGCCGTTAGGGTCGACGAACATCCGCCCGCCGGCAAGGTACCAGTCTGGATGGGCTAGTCCGCCCCAGCACGGCCGTCCGATGACCGTATCAGCGCTCATAATTCGTCCACGTCCATGTTGCCGGGAGTGGCGTGTTCGTCTTCGAGTATGGGAATGCTTTCACCGAGTGCATCTGCGACGACGAGCCCGCCGTCTAGACTCAGGGTCGCAACTTCCCAGTCGAAATTCTGCTCAGTAATCCAGTCTTGAACCTCGCACAACACACGCGACCAGACGACGTCTTCTCCGACCCCGAGGGCCATGATATAGGTCGTGTAGAACAGCTCGAACGCCTCTTGCTGCTCAGCAGTGATCGGAGGAGTGTCGGTCGTGACCTCGAGAGCAATGTCGACCGGGTGTTCTTCTGCGCGATCGAACAGGCGGATCTGCGAGACACCTTCGGAGTCGAGGAACGTCCCGTTCAATACCCCGCTGGTCGGGATCCCAGCCGCGACGTCGACCGCTGCTGCTACCTCGTTCGCGTCGGCCCCGTAGACGACGGCCACGCCGTTCCAGGTACCGTCCCATATGATCGCCCGAACCCCGTGCGGCGGGATCCCAGCGTCGTAAACGTCGGAGGTGTTCTCTAGCACGTTTGCTTCGACCACGCCGTCCACCGCTTCAAGATCCGCTTCGATCGAGGCCGTCGTGTGGCTCCCGACCGTGGTCAACTGCTCTTCTTGTCTGGCGCGGTATGCCGGATCGGTCTCGACGTCGGTCCCGTTCTGGGCTGCGTCGGTGTTGGTAATACTGTTCCAGCCGACGACCGGCTGTGCGATGACGGTCAACACTCCCGGTGAGCTAATCTGAAAAGCGGCGCCAGTGCTCTCCGACACGAAGATCGCAACGTAGCCCCCGGCGGTCGTCGAGGTGACGGCGTCCCGGTTTACCCACCGGTTGTCAGGCTGCCCGGCAACGTATGCGACCATCGCTCCGGCCGCAGCCGAGAACGACGCCGACAGATTGACGATCGTCGCGACGACACCCTGTTGTGACGACTTCCGCAGCACCCCTCGAAGGAGACCGACACTGTCCAGCGCTGCGTCGACAGCGTTATCTGGATTGAATGCGTCGTGCGTCTTACCGAGTTCATCCGAGGCAATCCCCAGCTGGTCGCACACGATCTGAAGAATGTTGCCTTCGACTTCGTCCTCGGTCAGGAGCAGGTCCTCGCCCAAGGCTTGCCGAACGGAGTTCTGCATACCAGCGAGGTATTCGCTGGACGACTTGGTTTTGAAACCCGTTGGGTTGAGTCCGAAGGAGGGCATTATGTGTTGGTTGCTCTTCCGGTTTCGAACCAGTTCGATCCGGTCTTGACAAACTGTGTTGTGTTCTCGTTAGACGTGTGTGTTCGATCAGCTGCTGTGTCCAGTCTGATGTTACCGGTAGCGTGCTTAAAAACCACATCGCGCGCGTCAGAAGTCGTCAAGAACGTGACTGTCTGTCCGTCAACTCCTCCGCTGATCGTGACCAAATCGTCTGTTGCCGCAGCTCCTTCGGTGTCGACTTGCACAAGCTGTGTCCAGGGACTCGTGATCGTGATTGCGCCTGCGGAAATGGTGAGGGTTTCTTTGAACGTGGTCGGGACGACCGCATCGGAGGGGATTGTCCCGAATCCGAGTGTTGTCCCACTGACCCGCAGGACCTGACCGTCGGTACCCGCAATGACGGCAAGATCTGCGGTCGCGTTCGTCGGATTGCCGATCACACTTAACGCTGCGGCAGTCACGAGCGCGTTCAGTGGCGTTCCGGAAGTCAGCCCGACCGCGAGCTCCAACCACTCAGAGCCAACTTTAATGAAGGTCGCTGTGTCGCGCGTGGCCGAAAGAACAAGGTCGGCTTTCCCTGTTGGGCGGATGTTGCCGACGCGGCGGACCGTGATAGTCGCCAAGGGAACGGCGCGAATTGTCAGGATCTGCCCGCTGATCCCGCCGGATATGGTGTCGAGATTATCAGATCCTGCTCCACCTTCGGTCGACACCGCCGCGCTACTCGCTGCGGCAGTTGTGACCGAAATGGATCCTGCACTAATTGTTACTGATTCGTTATAGAGTGGGAAGACAGAGGCGGACGAAATAGTCCCGAACCCGAGAGCTGTCCCGCTGACCCGGAGCACCTGACCGTCGGTGCCCGCAATGTCTGCTGGCACACCGGTGCTGTTAGCGCTGCGTCCGATGACCGAGAGCGCGGCGCTGTCTCTTAGCCCCGCACTCGCAACCGTCCCGAACCCGAGAGCTGTCCCGCTGACCCGGAGCACCTGACCGTCGGTGCCCGCAATGTCAGCCGGTACTCCGGTGCTGTTCGCACTGCGTCCGATGACGGACAGCGCAACCGAGTCACGAAGCTTAGCACTGGTGACCCCGGCGTCTGCGATCTGGATCGAGCCGTCGGCGGAATGTCCGAGACCCCCCGTGGGGCGGAGAGCGCGGCTGACTTCGTACCAGGTCGATCCGCGTTTTTGAAATACAATTTGTTCAGCAACGGCGAGTGATGTAAATGACGCATCCAGTACCGAAGACAAATTCCCACCGCCAACACTATTATCACGATACTGCACATCACGCGAAGAAGAAGTCGGCTGAAATATCGCGATCTGACCTTCCGCCCCTCCATTAATCGTGTCGAGATCGTCCGTCGCCGCAGCGGCTTCTGTGTCGATCAATACTCGAACAACGGGTGTTGTGCTGACGATCGTGATCGCCCCGGCCGCGATGGTGAGGGTCTCGACGACCGGGGAGAGCGCAGGCCCTACGATCGCTGCGGCCTGCGCGGCGGTAAGGTCTTCTGGGTCCCCGGTTCCGGCGGTCGTGCGGCCCTTGATCGTCTGGGTCGCCATGTTCGCGGCTTTGGGGTTAGTGACCGCGTCGTCGGAGATCCCCGCCGTCGCGACCGTCCCGAACCCCACTACCGATCCGGACTCTCTGAGGACAGCACCGCTCGCGGCAGTCGTGCTGATGTCAGCCGGCACTCCGGTGCTGTTCGCGCTACGACCGATCACCGAGAGCGCCGCACTATCCCTAAGCTTCGCGCTGGTGACCACACCGGCCGCGATCGTGGTCGCGTTAGCACCTGCCGACGCCGTGACATCACCGGTCAGTGCCGATCGACGGATGGTCTGAGATCCCGTGAACTCGAGTCCGCCCGTCACGCCGATCAGTTCCGGATCGCCACTTGCAGCCGTGTCCCGACCGATCAAAACGTCTGTGACGATGTCCTGGATCTTCGCAAGTGTCACCGCATTGTCTGCGATCCCCGCCGTCGCGACCGTCCCGAACCCTACTACCGATCCGGACTCTCTGAGGACAGCACCGCTCGCGGCAGTCGTGCTGATGTCCGCCGGGTCGCCGGTGCTGTTCGCACTGCGTCCGATGACCGAAAGCGCCGCAGAGTCGCGCAAAATAGCGTCTGTTACGGAGTTGTTTGTGAGCCCAGCACTGGCAATCGTACCAAACCCGAGTGTCGTCCCGCTAACCCGGAGCACCTGACCGTCAGTACCTGCGATGTCCGCCGGCACTCCGGTGCTGTTTGCGCTGCGTCCGATGACGGACAGCGCTGCCGAGTCTCTTAGCCCCGCACTCGCAACCGTCCCGAACCCGAGAGCTGTCCCGCTGACCCGGAGCACCTGACCGTCGGTGCCCGCAATGTCTGCTGGCACACCGGTGCTGTTCGCGCTGCGTCCGATCACCGAGAGCGCCGCAGAGTCCCTAAGCTTCGCACTGGTGACCACACCGGCCCCAATGACCGACGTGTTGCTGCCCGCCCCGACGGAGACGTCTCCGGTGATCCCGCTGCGCTGAAGCACCCCCGAACCGTTGAGCTCGATCCCTACGCCGATCGAAATCTCTTCTACCGCGCCGTCGCCGGGCGTGTCGCGCCCGAGCAGACGATCGGTCTGGATTGAAGACGAGCCGCTTGCGAGAGCGTTCTTTAGGAAGCGCGTACGGTTGGCGAGATCCTGAAGACCTGCGCGAACCGACTCGGCCGTGGCAAGCGTGAATGGATCTGGCGCTGTCGTGGTTTCTGCGAACTCGGAGACGTCTGTCAGCTCACTCATGACCAATAGTCCGTGTTGTACAGTGTCCCGTCATTCCAGTAGAATCCGAAATCGTCTTCCAGGACTTCAACCCGTCCGGGGTCGCGACGCACGATCGCTTTGAAAGACACTGAAAGTATACGGGTTTTCCGGTCGAGTGTCAAATCAAGACGGTCAACCGAAATTACACCAGGGGTGGAAAGCAGAAAGGTGCGGAACACCTCACGAACTGCGCCTAGTGGCGCGGCCTGGCCGAGTACCTGATCGAGCAGGGGGATCCCCCGGAGAAGGTCGAACTTCCACGAGCCTCGGAAGATCAGCGATCCGACCCGGATGCGCTGGGCGGTCTCGTTGTCGGGTACGCCGAACCGACCCGCGGAAATCGACAGGTCTCCGGGAACGTCTAGAATGCTCATAGTGCTTTGACTTTCGTGGACTGTATGGCCAACGGCCAAGCGGCTGCGATGTTGACGTTCATGGCCGCTAGCGCGGCAGCCCCTCCGTCGGCCGGGACAACACCCGCAATTCCGGCAACGATCGCGGCAGTCAGTGCGGTCTTTAGTGCTGTTGCCAGAACCGCGAGATCAGTCGCGCCCGCGCCGAGCTGAATCTCATTCTCATTGACAACGATCTTCGTGACACCTGCACCAACCTCAATCGTCCCCGCCGCAGGGAACGGACCTCTCTTCTTGTCGCTTTGCTTGAACGGGATCGCCACCGCGTGGTAACCGTGGCGTCTCATTAAGTTCGGCGGGGACGCGACTCCGGTTGCCTTGAACTGACTCGGATCTAGTTCCTGGAAGACGAGCAGAACTTCATCGCCTTTGCTGGCCCCAATGCGCACGAAAGTCCCGCCGGCTTCGAACGCCTGCCACGGAACGTCCTCAATAGGCGGGATCTCTTCTTCGCCGTCCTTCACGGCGATCTGTACCGACACGGTCCCTTCGGACTGGTTGTACGCGGTCACGATCCCAGGAAGCGAGGTATGGATCTGTGCCATCTTAGAGCGCATTGTATCGCTCAGGATCTCAGGCCACGACGGTTGATCGGATCTCATAACGGCTCCCCATCTACTTCTACGTACCAGTCGTTGTCAAAAGTCTTCCCTCGGTGCTTGGTTCGGATTGCGACGAAGTCCCCGGCGTAGCGCGTCGACTCGACTCGGAACGCAACACCCGGGACCAGGGCCGGCTGAAGCAGACACGTCAACGATATGTGTCCTTTCTTCTTGCCCTTCTTGTAGAGCCTCGGATGATTGACAAGCCCCGACGTTGGGCTGATCGACGGCCCGCCGAGCCGCGCCGGCTCACCGATGCGATGCGCCTGGAAGGCCCCGTTCTGGATACTCCACTCAAGCCCGACGCTCGCAGTGAACGCGCGAAGCTCCGCCGACACAGCCCCCGCGATCGTCGTCGCAGAGGCCAGCGTCGATCCACCGCCTGCGAACTCCAGGTTGATGATCTGATTCAGGTTCCCTTGTCCAATCCCAGCCGCTTCGACCAAGGCTTTGAGCACTGTGGTCAGGGACGTCCCCTTCGAAAACGTTCTTCGGATTGTCGCCTCGAGAAGTTCTTTCTCTCCGTCGCCCGCGCTGGCCTGTGTGATCCACGTCGAGCCTTCGCGCCAGCTTTCCACTTGACGGATCGTCCCCAGGAAGATCAACTGCGGATCGGAACCGTAACCTGCTGCGACCGAGCAAACTTCTCCCTCAGTAGAGTCCAGGGCGTTCCGGTGTTGCTCGTTCAGGTTGTAGATCTGAATCTCGGCTGTGTTCGGGATCGGGGTCTTGTCGCGTTCGATCTCAAACGCAGCTGACATCGTACGCCCGTTGGTCGCGTCGCGGGAATCTACACGGACACCACCTATGTCTATGATGAACGCGCGGTCGAAGAGAAGCGTGTTGAACGTGGTCATGGCCGCAGGAAAACCCCCAACCAGGCGCGCATGTTCGCCGCTTCGGTCGTGTCGAGCAGTCGGTTCGTCACAATGATCTGCCCAATGTGTCCGTCGCAATCCCCGGTCGAAGGCGGTTGTCCGCCTATCAGGATAGCGTTCGCCCCGGCGCTGTTCGCTAGAGTCCCGGTCGTTGTCGAGTCTATGACTGCGGGCCGCTCGTTGACTTCGATAGTGAGTGACGGGACCGACGGTCGGCCCTGCGCTCGGAGGATGTAAGGCACGTCAACTTCAGTGTCAGTCGTGTCGACCGCTTGCAGGTACGGGTTCCCGGCCGTGTTGCCGACGAGAGCGTAGATGTCGCTAGATCCGAGCCACAGCAGGAACCCCGGGGCCGGAACGGGACCGGCCAGGAAGTTTGCGAACACAGTCGCCCCGCCGGTGTCGTTGGTCCTGCGCGCAACGGCCCAGACTTCGAAGTCGCCACCGGCGAACTCGAGCAGGTTGGAGAGTGTGGACAACGTCCCGAAGGTGAGGAACTGGTTCTTCGCCTCGGTGAACCTCAACCCAGGCGCGTTGAACTCGGTCGACGGGGCCGGCCGACGGTCGACCGTCGTCTGCGTAAACGACCCACCCAGGATCCCCTGGTTCGGAACCGCGCTGACCTTACCTGTGACCTGCGTGATATGTGAGGCCTGCGACGGATCCGCCCACACCCATAGTGCAGTCCCTAGGGACAACGGAGTCCAGTTCGGGGGGACGTCGGTATTGACCGGGTCCGGTCCGAACTCGTCCTTCGTCAGGTAGGCCAGCTGAAAGTTCCCGTTCTCGAAGTCGTCAATCAGCGGCGCTCGGGTGAGACCGCGAAGCGAGACGCAGTTGAATACTCCGGTCAATACGTCGTCGTGGATCAACCGTTTCAAATCGACGTTCGGTTCAATCCTTCGACCGGTGATCAAATCGCTTCCGTCGACTCGTTGCACGTCGAACAGCCAACCCGGGGCCTGGAAGTTGTAGCGGAACGTCAGACGAAAGTCCGCCCCCTCCAGAGAAACGGTCTGGGTCGTGTAAGGCTCGTCGGCCCTGGGCGTTGACAGTACTTTGATCACTTTGAGAAATCGTCCCTCTTCTCACGGCGCTTTGCGTCCCCAGCCGCGTCTTCGCTGCCTTCGACTGCGCTGGGTGTTGACCGCGGCACCGGCGCGTCTTGCTGACCCTTGTCTTTGTCCTTCGTGTTGCGGACATTGGCCGGTTTCGCGGCAACCAGTCCGAGCGCAGTCTCGGCCGTGACGGTCAAGACCTGGCTGAACTCCAACGAGAACCGGCCCAGCTCTTCGGTGTGGGAGCGCTTGTACCCCAGCGATTCCATGACCATGGCCGGATAGACCTTCCCGAGCCACGACACACGGAAGCTACGCTTCAGGGTCTGAGCCTTCAAGAGCTCGTCGTATAATGTCGTGATCCGGTCCTGGTCTTGGGTCGGCTGGAACGTGTGGATCTTGATCGACCCTGTCCCGAATGCGCGGCCCGGCAGTTGCATTGTCGTGACCGTCGAGTTTGACGGCTTGAACAGCCCGGCGACGAAGTTGTTGACCGTCTTCGTCACGGCTAGAAAGTCTAGGAACCCCGCTTCCGGTTGCCTGGGTTCGATCTTGAGTTCGCGGAGCTCGCGCTGCGGCGGCCCGTTGCGCACTGTCAGATCCAGCTCGGACAGGGGCACAGCTTCGAAAAGGTTCGGCCCGAGCGGGAACGGGACCTGGGTCTGGACGATCTCGATCTTCAGCTTCGCCGGCTTCAGGATCACGTGGTCGGCGATGTTGCCCCCGGTCTCGATCGGGTGCTGTGTCGCTTCGGCCGTGGTCGTCGCTTGCAGCTCGGTTACCATGTCGACGGAGACCAGGTGCTCGAGGTCTTCTTCGTCGAACCACGAGACCGTATTCTCGAATTGCCTGCGGGCCATTATCCGCCCGCCAGTGTGCCGTCCAGAATGGCTTGCGGACTTCGGTCTCTGAGCGCCCTGGTCACGCCTTGTTCGGCGGCCGTGCCTACTGCACCAGGCTCGCCCGTCGGGACCGTGATGTTGATGTTCACCCCTCCCATGTTCGTAGTCGAGGAACCAGTCAAAAAACGCGGCATGCCGGACGGTTTCAGAAAGCTGTTAGGGTTGTCCTTGATTCCGAGATTCGTCGCCGGGAATAGCTTGTCCAGCGCATTGCCGAGCCCGCGAAACAGTCCGGTCCCCGGGACTGACTCCAGTGTGGCCTTCACTGTGTCCGAGAAGTTTTGATGAAACAGCGGGTCGTTCTTCACACCTGCGACAATCGCGTCGCCCGGTTTCTTCTCTTTGACCAGGCCCATAGCTTCGCCGACCCAGCCCAGAGAAGCGATCAAGGCCTGACCGAATGCGGTTCCGAGTTTCGTGATCTTGTCAAAGAACGAAGTGAAAAACCGCTGGGACAATTCTTCGAAAGAGATCTTACCGGTCGCGAAGTCTTTGACGGTCTGAACAAACTCGTCGAAACCGACTTTCAGTCTCACGATCCACATCTGAGACTCGGTTGGGGCAAGCGCGTCGCCGGAAAACACGGCCGCAATATCTCGTAGTGTGTCCCTGAGATCTCGCGCGAACGTTGCCGCCGTCCCGATCCCGAACAGGCTGTCGACGATGTCCCCGAGAATCGTCCGTCCGCCAATGAAGAACGTGAACAGCTCGTCCATGATCAACAGAGGAGCCAAGACCTTCAAGAGCAAGAACTTGATCGCCCCGAGCGCGCCCGCCCAGAGTCCAAACTTCACACCCATGTGTGTGATGATCGAAAGCGCGGTCGCGCCTGCGCCAACCCAGATTGACGTGAACAGCTGCGACTGTTGCGACATCCGGTTCAGCCAGTTGGTCGCCCTGAGCAGGTTGTCAACCAGCGATCCGAACACTCCGGTGCTCGCACCAAGCGTGTTGAGAATGAACCGCGTGAACTGCTTGCCGACCAGCTGAAGCTTGTCACCGATCTCGTCCAGCGCCTTGGCGTCCTTGGTCGAGATGACGACTCCGAGCCGTTCCATTTCGTCGAGGAACTTCTCCGCTTCCTTGCGTCCCTTGGCCAGGACAGGCACGAGCGCTTGCCCCGTCTTCCCGAGCAGCTTTTGCGCGAGCGCAAGGCGCTTCGTCGGGTCGTCCATGTCGGCGAGCCCGAGCGCGGTGTCGCGCATGATCGTGTTCAGGTCCTTGAGGGTCCCGTCGCTGTTCTTCACTTCGACGTTCAGGCTCTTGAACGCTGCCGTGACGGTCTTCTCGCGACCGAACGACTCAGCCGACTTGGCCAAGAAGTTGAACACCTTGTTCATGTTCTCGGCTGTGCCGCCGGCCTGTTCCATGGCCGTGTGCCAGACCTGGATGTTCTCGATCGAGACCCCGGTCTTGTCGCTCACGTCCGCAAGAGCCGCAGCGCTGTCTGCCATCTGCTTGACGAAGTTGGCAACCAGACCGCCCGCAATCGCGGTCGCGAATCCGAACAGGCCCCAGACACGGCGAGCTCGTCCCAAGAACCCGAGGAACCCCTCGCCCTTGCGCTGAGCTTCGTCCACCCCGTTCAGGAAGTTGTCGAACCAGTGTCCACCGCGCAACGGCTGTCCGAGCTGGGCCGCGATCTGTTCTCCGATGTTGAACTGTTGCAGACGCATCGCCGCAATGCCGAGCCCGGCGGCCCCTCCGGGGCGATCGACTCTAGACCTTTGACTAGCGGCTTCGAGTCGAGCTTCGAGCCCGGCACGCTTGATCTTCTGCCCGAGCTCTTCGTAGGCCCGGCCCAGTTGGCGCGCTTTTTCTTTGCCGTCGTCAAGCGCAGCGTTCGCTCGCCCGACGTCTTTCGCGTCTACGGCAACGCGGAAACTTGCAAAGAGGTCACGAAGCGCCATGTCTTTTTGCTTTCGCCTCGCGTCTGCGGTCCAGCCGATCGAGCTCTAGCAAAACTAAATAGGCTTGGACCAGGTCGCTCAGGCTCCAGTGCTGGACAATTTCTGCGTAGGAGTCCTTTATTCGGGAATCGGTTGCGACTCGCCAGACTTCCCACCGACACCAAGATGGGAGGCGAACTTGCTCATGTGATTGGTCAGGAGCGTCTGGCCAGCGGACTCTAAAAAATCAGCGAATTGCCTCGAGATACATTCGGTCAACCAACACACCAGGCGCACGTTCTTGCCGCCGAACGTGTGCTCGGACACGCCCGGGTTCATGTCGACTGGCTTGCCGTTCAGCTCGACCTTCGTCAGCGGGAAGAACGCTTCGGCGATCGGCCGTAGCGACTTCAAACAGCTTAGGTCAAACTTGTTGCCGTTCGACATGTCTGAACCTGCTTTGAAAGCCCCGGCGACCAGCGTCCCGACCTCTGATGAGAGATCAAGCGCTTGCAGCACCGGCATTTTCTTCAGGTAGAACGTCGTCCCATCAACTTCAAAACTCTCGTACCCAGGTAGTGACATTTTCCTCCGACACGTTTACTTACCGTCCGCCAACCAAAGCAGACGCGGGCTCTGCTACTAGCTGGAACATCCAGGTCACTTCTTTTTCCTCTTCGCCTGAGCTGTACTCGGGAGTGCCTTTGATCCAGCACAGGCCCGCGTACTTCGTAGCGCCGTTGTTGTCGATGTAGAGGAAAGGTCCGATACCCACACCGTTGGTGCTGGCTTCGTCGGCCGCGAAAGCCGCAGCGAAGATCTGAGAAGCGTTCGAGCTTTGGAGCAAGGTCACCTCGACGTCATAGACGCGGCTGCCCTTTCGGAATCGCACAACGAGGTTGCTGTTCGCGTCCTGCATCACACCGAAGCTCTCATCGGTCTGGGTGATCTTGACGAACTCCCCTTTGGCCCGACCGTCCTCGACGGAGATCCCGAGACAGACAAGAAGCTCGGCTCTGGTGTCTTTATTTGCTACTCGTGCGGCCATTAGACGGTCACCGTGCCTTCTACCGATTGGACTTGGCCGATTGCACCCTGCAACGTGGCCGTGAAGTTGATGTTACGCAGGATGCGGTTCGCCTTGTCCACCTGCGGGACCGTGCTGAACTCGGGGACCGTGACCGTGAAGCCGCCGGCTGAACCTGCTGCGATGATCACACCGAGCGCCGCAGCCTGAGCTAGTGTGCTCTCGACCACCGACTGTACCTGTGCGATCCCGGCCGGTGTGTAGGTGACGATTTCCTGCGTCGCGAGCAGTGTCAGGATGTTCGCGCGCATGGTGCTCTTCAGCCACTCCATGTTGCGCGTAATGTCCATGAACCGCAGGCTCGTGTTGTAGGGCTCGTGCGTCCGGTTGAGGCCGCTGAAAATCGCATACGCGATTGCGCCTTTGTTCTCGATGAGACCGAACTCGGTCGCGTTCCAGTTGTCAGGAAGCGCGCCGGGGAGTTCCTTCAAGTGAGCCCAGCTGGATCCGACCGCCCTGGACAGCTGTCGTCCGAGCAGGGACGCAGCGGCCTGTCCTTTCATGTCCTTGGTGACAAGCACCTTCGCGAACTTGTACGCAGCCGCGACGAAGTCAGACGCGACGTCGGACGAGCCCGCTGTGTGGACCTCGCTGTCGGCGGACTGGTGAATGAATTGTCGAGCGTTCGACTGCGCCCACGCAGCCGCAGCGTTCCCCTCCAGTTCGCCCTGCCCGTCGATGACGAACGCGAACCAGTCAGGGTCGGCCGCAAGAGCTGCGGCGAGATCGGTTGCGATACCGGCGTCGGCGGACGTGTCTTCGAGGACCAGCGCGCGCGGGACGTTGCGGAAGAATACTCGGCGGACTTCAGGATCCGTACAAGTGACCGTGATGACGTTGGTCGTGACCGAAGCGTCTACCCCGCCAGCGGCTTCGATCAGCGGCTCGAGTGCTGCGGCAACCGTGCTGGTCGTCGCGCCGGCCAGTACTGTGTAGACAATAGCCGTGTCGTTGACCAGGAAATCATACTTGTACCCTTCGACCGCGCCCTCTGCGCCGACGGTCAAGGTAATCGTCTGGACGTTCTCGAGCGCACGCGGCCAGACTTTCATCAGGCTTACCCGCGGCGACTGAGCGCGCACAGCATCTAGCTTGTAGATGAAGTCGCTAGTCTCGGTGAAGCCGTCGGCGATCGCCGCAGTACGACCCGCAGCGGAGGTATTGTAAGTCCGCATTCCCGGACCGAGTTCGTGATACGTCACTGCAAGCAGCGTGCCAAAGTCGTCTCGACTCGCCGTCTGGTCTTGGACCGTGACGTTAACTGTTACAATCTCGGTCGGATCAGCCATTTATTCAGTGCTCCAAGGCTGGCCTACAGTGTCCAGCGTAGCGGTGCCTTCGGACGCACCAATGGTATATTGTAGCGGGTTTGGCACGGTTTCTGCAAGGAAAAATTCTGCTCGAAACGGAATGTCAAAAGTCCAGGTAGAAAGGGTCCGGTTGTCGGGGCCTTTCGACCGGTGAAATTGCAACGGCCCGAGGAAGCTGAGCAGGGTGAGTTCCTGATTCGGGTCTGCTTTCAGGACGTTGCGGGCTGTCTCGGTGAAAACGGCCAAGCGCAATTTCTGTGCCACGTCGATCGCGGACGGTTCCGAGGTGTGGCTTATCGACTCGACCTGAACCTGTAGCTCGAACCGCTCGACCTTCGAATAGCCGACGATGTCTAGGTTCAGCCCGTTCGGAGCCGTCACCGTGCGAGGCGAGCGAAACTCTTCGCGGACGTTCATGACCTCGAGCGCGACGACGGGATCTCCGTGCGCGGTCCAGTCTTGGTCCTTGTAGCGGACGAGCTCGATCGGGAAAGTCGGATACGACTTCAAGATCGCAGCGTGAACGAATGAGCGGAGGACAGCGAGCACGTTAGATTATACCTCAACTGTAAGATCAGAGCCAGCCTTGAGACAATCCCGGGGATCCGGTTGGGGTGTTGGCCGGCGGGACGAGCCCGAGCCAGCTGTGTGTATTGATTAAACCGGTCCCGTTTAACACGGCTTGGAGCGACAGCTGTGCTTGAACCACGGCTGTCAGAGCTGCGTCACCGGTGAGGTTGGCTTGGACAGACAGCGAGGCCGCAATCGTTGTGTTTAGCGCACCAGATTGCTGTTCCAGTATTGCGTCAATCGTAAGCACGGCCGGTACAGACGCGCTCAGCGCACCGTCCGCCGTCAAGACTCCGGTCGTGGTCTCTACTGCCGCAACCGTCGCCTGCAGCGCACCGTCGGCCGTCAGGACTCCGGTTGTGGTCTCTGCTGCCGCAACTGTGGCCTGCAATGCACCGTCCGCCGTCAGATTCGCTTGAACAGACAGAGAGGCCGCCACCGTTGCTGTCAGGTCCTGTTCCAGGAGCCCCGAGACAGTCAGCACCGCCGGTACAGACGCGCTCAGCGCACCGTCCGCCGTCAGGACTCCGGTCGTGGTCTCCGCTGCCGCAACCGTGGACTGTAGCGCACCGTCCGCCGTCAAGACCGCCGACACAGCTCCGACAGCCGACACCGTGGCTTGCAACGCACCGTTAGCCGTCAGGACTCCGGTCGTGGTCTCTGCTGCGGCAACCGTGGCCTGCAACGCACCGTCTGCTGTCAAAGTCGCGACTATGCCTAGAGCCGACGAAACAATAGCCGTCAGGTCCTGTTCCAGCAGCCCCGAGACAGTCAGCACCGCCGGCACGGACGCGCTCAGTGCGCCGTCGGCCGTCAAGGTTCCGGTCGTGGTCTCTGCTGCGGCAACCGTGGCTTGCAACGTACCGTCGGCCGTCAAGGCTCCGGTCGTGGTCTCCACTGCGGCAACCGTGGCCTGCAACGCACCGTTCGCCGTCAGGACTCCGGTCGTGGTCTCCACTGCGGCAACCGTGGCCTGCAACGCGCCGTCGGCCGTCAGGACTGCGGTCGTGGTCTCTACTGCCGCAACTGTGGCCTGTAACACACCGTTCGCCGTCAGGACTGCGGTCGTGGTCTCCACTGCGGCAACCGTGGCCTGTAACACACCGTTCGCCGTCAGCACTGCGGTCGTGGTCTCTACTGCCGCAACCGTGGCCTGCAACGCACCGTCAGCCGTCAGGACCGCCGACACAGCTCCGACAGCCGACACCGTAGCCGACATATCGCCTGCGGCAACCGGCGCTATCACTAGCGTCGTTAGAGCAACACGCAGTGATGCAGTTATCGTGTGTACGACTGACTGTGCGCCGGTCTGTGTAGTCAACCCCTTTGCCCGGCACTCAAACCAGGCGCCACCAGTCGCCATTGAACAGGCGCCACGGGGGACGCCGGTAAACCCTGCAATCGTGTGGCTCACGACGGTCCAAGCAGGGTTGTTGTTATAGGCGAGACTAAGTATCAGGCAATCTGCTACCGCAACGGGGCTCGCAGTCGCTGAGGTTGCAACCGCTGACGCGGCGTTCGCGACGTCCGACAGATTCGCCGACTGATCTGCATTCTCGACGCAAATCGCTTGCGTGTACGCCGCCGCACTACCTCCCGCGATGCTGACGACTATGTTGTTGGCTCCGTCCGCCGGCAGATCAGCTTCCCTGAGCTCCCACCACACGATCTGCATGATGTTATCGCCAATGACGTCGGCCGTGTCTGTGCCGTCCGTGCATTTGGTCATCGATACGCCGCCGTACGTGACGGAGCTGAACGTAACGCCGGTAGTGCCCTCGGTCCCGGTGCCAACGAATAAACGGCGATTGCCGGCGGTTCCGGCGTCCAACGTAAACGAGTTGGTGAATGGCCCAGCCCCGGAAGCGTTCTGGTAGCTTTGTGATCGCAGGATCGGGATCGCGTGCGCCGTTTGCGCAGTGCGCACCGCGACGGTCGCGGCTGACCATTGCTCTGTTGCGCGAGTTGTGGTGCCGGGATTGTCGGAACCGGCGGTCAGCTCTCGCTCGCTGACCAGCTGTGCACAACGATTTGTGGTCGTTGCGTCTGTTGTTATCTGGAGCGCTTCGCTCGAATTTACGCCATAGCTTGTCGAGTCCGCCGTAAACGCGACGTTCTCGTCGCCGCCCGCGTGCTCAATCCACAGCGTGTCCTCTGTCGCCCAGTCCGCTGGGTCCAGATTCGGCGGGTCAGGGTTTGTAGAGTTGCCCGAAGACAGCGCAAACGCAGGCGCAGTGTTGGGGTCAAACCCTGTGATCCGTACGGTGCGAGCGCACCAGTTTTCGGACGCTCCCGTAATCGAGAGCGTGCCCTCGTTCCCGTTTGCAATTTTGCACAACGCCCAGATATACGACGCTGCCGTGCCACCAGACACTTGCTGATAGAGTGGCGTCCACCCTATCATCGCGTCGCCATACGTAGGCGCAGCTGAGCCGTCCTTGGTGAAGAACGCTAACAGTAAGTCGCCAAGTGCTATTGACGCTGGAACGCTAGCAGTGTACGTCGTCGCGTTCGCCGACGCTACGTTCGAGTTACGGGTTGGGACAGCCGGAAAAGTCATGGGTAAAACGCAAAGCCCCGAGCCCTACTGGGACCCGGGGCCTGAACGCGCCATGCCCGGCCTTAGTCGAGCGTGAAGTTCAGCTCACCGATAGCGAACTTGGGAGTTATCCCAGACGAGACCGCCAACGACGCGCCGAGTGCGCCGGACGCGAGCAATTTACCGGCACCAGATGACGCGGTCCCTGCCCCGACATGCGTGATCGTGTTCGAACCGCCGGTACACGCAGGGAACGCTACCTCTGCGTCGTTGTCGCAAGTGCCTGATGTCACAGTCCAACCAGATGTAGTCCGCGCGACTGCAACTCGAGCATAGGACGTATAAGTCGCTTCAGAGGTCGTCTGGTCACCGGCTTCGCCTGGATCTGCTGTGTGTAGCGAGATGTAGATATTGGTGATCGGAGACGTAGCGGCATTGTCGGCAATGTTCGCAATCGCGGTCGCTGTGAAAATCAACGACAAGATGTCGTTTTCAAATGTGTTCTGCCAACTCATATCAAGACCTTACTTCTTAGTTCAGTGAAAAGGTTCCCGGACTCGACGAACGTACTGTCGTGCCCCTTGCGTTTTACAGTCGACGGAGACAGGGCCGGTCGCAAGTCCAGGACGTGTTGACGGATCGACCGGGTACAGAACGCGGCCATGATCGCCGCGACTTGTCTCGGGCTCTTGGTCATGTTCGCCGCGTGCTTACGGTGCATCTCGTCAATCTGCTCGCCCTTCTGGTCGACCCAGGAGCGCAGCCAGCTTCGCGCCGGTTGGTGAGAGTTCCCAAACTCGTACAGAGAAGCCATGTCCCCGACCGTGAGCCCGCTCGGGCCGTGTGCGGACGAGCCGTCCAGCATGCCGGTACGCCAAGCGTACCCGCCGGACTTCGCCCAGTCGGACAGTTCCTTGTGCGCTCTCGATTTTGTGTCTCGGATCGTCACGGCAAGAACTCTTCCTCGATATCAGACAGTCGGTTCAGCCCACAAGCGTGAGCGTCGTACAGTTTACAGAGCGGTTCGTCGTACAAGGTCTTAGGTTCGCCCTTGATCATCAACAGGGCGTTTCGTCCGAGCGGCGATCTCGCAACCCTCGACGCGGTCTTGAGCCCGACAGCTGTGTTGCGTCTCGCGACGCTTTCCCAGTTGTCGGACGTCTCGGCTTCGATCTCGTCCAGCACGATTTGTAGAAAGGGATCCGGAGCTGCAATGAACTCCGGAAACCTTGTCTTGAACTCGGCTGGCGTCATCTCGCTCCTTAGACAGCGTCGATGTTGTCGATGTAGAGCACACCTTCAGGGGTGCGGCTGATCGCGCCACCGGTGCGCATGCTCTGCGCGTACTGGTACCCGACGAGACCGGGGATAACCGGACCGTTAGTCAATTCCTGAGTGATGTAGAACTGGAGAACTTCCGCACTGTTGTTGAAGAACACCATGCGCGACGTCGAACCAGCCCCGGCCGTTGCGCCTTTTTCCCAGACGCTCATCTGGATCTCGGGGAACATCGTACGGATCACTTCCCAGGCCGAGAAGTTACCCTCGACGCCGGTACGCTTCTGTTGCAGGATCTTCCGGATGTTCCGGGTGATCACCAGGTTGGTGGGCTCGAAGATCTCTTTCGACTGCGTCCCCATGTAGTCAACCAAGGCGACGAAGTCTTCGACAATCGCAAGAGCGCTCGTGCCTGCGTTACCCCACGACCCGGTGATTCCGGGAACCGCAACGGGCGAGACGCCCGCCAGGTTGTAGAGGCCAGCAAGACCGCTCGCCGTGTCGCCGTTCGCGGCAATGTTCTCGAGCTTGGTCTCGGCCGCGCGTTGGTTCGCGGCGGCCATAGCCAACGCAATGTTGAACGTCGGAGCGTTCATTTGCTGAGCGCGAGTGACCTCTTCGTACAAGACGTCCACCCCGGCACCCCAGGAATAGAGGCGAAAGGACTCTTTGCTGCGCTCGACCGTCGGGGACGGCAAGTCTGTTTTCCCGCGGCTTATCGGCACGACTTCCGCGAACTCGTTCATGCGGAAGATCTCAACTTCGTCGGCCCAGGCGGGGACGCTTCGGTTGATGAGCGATCCGTAGACCCCTCGGAACTTCAGCGGGCGGTAGAGCTTCGCCAGCTCGCCTTCGTTGTGGATGAGGTTCTGGTTCAGGATCAGCGAGTTCGCATCCTGGACTTTGATGAGCGGCTTCGGGACTTTCAGCCCGGACCGGTCGTCTCGCACGTAAAGGATTTCAGTATTTTCCATGATTACAGAACCTTCAATTCGACTTTGGCGATCCCTGCGCCGGTCAACGACGTTCGGAACAGCGAGCTAGGCAACGGCGCAGCAATCTGGCCGTCCGACGTGATCGCGAGGTTGGCGTCGACTTCGATGACCGACAGGAACGCGGTCGTTGAGGTCAGCACCAGGGTGCCCGCAGATTCAACTGCGACGATATTCGGGTCCGCATCGAGAACCGCAGCCAGGCCGATTGCGACCTCAGCAGCAGTGGCTGAAGCGTCCGACGTGAACTCGACCGGGACGAGGTACGACCCTGCGCCGTCCTGGACTTGAACCACCATGTAATAGCGCGTGCTATTGACAGCAGTCGGAGTAACGACGATCCCAGCTGGACCGCTCGAGGCGAGCAGCTGGCCTGGGTTCGCGCCCGAGAACCGCACGAAAGGCTGCGTATCTTTGACGACAGTACCCTCCACCGTGCACCAGACATGGCCCATCGTGAGCACGTCACACATGCTCTTCGCACGGTACTCGTTGCCGGTCGTCGCGTCGGGCTGCTCGGTCGGGCTGTAAAGCACGACTCCGAGAGATTTGGCGACTTCCGCGGCCGTGGTCGGAGCCTTGCAGCTCTCTTCGCCGGTGTCAGGGACAACAACGATACCGGCCGGGATCGTCAACGCGGTCCGAAGACCGGTGACGTCTTTCGGGTCCAGCGAGCACGAGAGCCCCCTGCGACCGCGAGTGATATCTTCAAAGACAGCCATTAGACCCAGCCTTCTTTCTTGACCGCAGCTGCGATCTTCTGTGCACGAAGGTCGAGACCTTCTGCGGGATTCTTGTCGTCAGCCGCACTCGTGGTCGGCTTCAAGTTGTAGTCTTCGCCAACGGCGTCGAGGCGCGCGTCGAAGTAGGTCGACACGTAGTCATCGCTGCGATCAGCGGCGACCTTCGCGCCCAGTTTGTCGAGCGCAGCGTTCATGACCGCTCTGCGGGTCGCGACACCGAACTTATAGTCGGGACCGAGGACGCGCGAAGCACGCTCGCGGAAAGCCAACTCGTCAGCGACCAGTGCGCCCACGTCGATTTTCTTCAGGGCCGCTTCGGCCGTGTCGGCGCGAGCGGTCTGCTTGGCGAGTTCCGCTTCGGAAACCTTCAGCGTGTCTGCGGCGTCTTTGGCCTGCTTCTGAAGCACTTGGACATGAGACGGGCTGCCGACATCGTATTCGACTCCGTCAATTGTGATTTTCTGCATTGGGGGCTTTCCTTGGCTGTCGAACAGTCGTGCGCCTCCGCCAGCGCGCGCTTGGCCTTGTCCAAGCAGTGCGAGATGGTTGACGCGGATGTTAGTCTGGACCTTGTCGTAGGCGACGCCATTGTGCGTGCCGGGGGTGTCTTTGTAGTCGAGCGAATATCCGAGAGAACATTCGATCTCGCGCCCTTGGGCCTTCTCGGCCAGGATCGCTTCGACCACTTCGCCGTCGTCGATGACGAGCTCGCCGGATACGAACTTCTCACCGTCTTGGGCGAGCGGGCTCGTGCTGACGTCTGCGATGTGCCCCACCGCGAACTGTCGCCAGTTCTGCGGGGTCACGAAGTCATTCGGGTGTCCGACGGTGGCCGGCGCGTCGCGCATCGACGACAGGCTGGCTGCGTCGAAGACTTCGGACTCGCTACGGAACGCCTTGAACGCGCCGTAGTCCTGCACCCCTGTGCGGGAGAAGGCCGCGCGGATGCGCAAACCGCCCGTCGGGGATTGCCTGACGTCGGTAATTTTGACGCGGTCGTAGACCTGCACCGAACCCATTAAAGTACAGTCTACCTGTACGGCACGGTTCTTGCAAGGTATTTCCTCACCTGGCGAATCGGGTGCAGTCCCCTCGACCTGTCACCGACCAAGAATTGTCTGAATTGTATGTAAATTCAGCACCTGCGGTGCAACTGTCCTCGTTGACCCTGTAGTCTAGCCCGGTCGACGTCGCCCGTGTCGACGCGCACCCGGTCAAACCGAAGACGATCCCGAGAGCGAGACGCCTAAAATACGGTGTGTTGCGGCCGGACAGCAGTCGATTAGCCAGACGTCATCCACTTCTACGCCTAGGCGTTTTGAGCGTACTTTTGCTTTCTTGAGCAGTGTGGCAAGGAAGTCTTCGCCGGTCAAGATCTCTTTCATCGCAGTCTGGGGTACCAGCTTAGAAACCGGACCGCACAGCACGTCGTTCAGAACCGTGTCGCTGTCCGCAAGGCCGAGGATGTACTTGCGCGAGTCTACAACACGGTGAGCCATGCCTAGCTTTAGTGAGACCTCACGCCCGTCGTTCGTGAAGAGAGACTGAATCGAGAGTACAGAACTCTGAAGCGCAGCCGACTCTTTCTGCGCTTCGTGCATGAACGGGCACTTCCAGTTCCAGCCGTGTTTCATCGGTTTGCGATAGATTTTCCACTTCCGCGTGTGTCCTATCTCGTCGTCGCCGAGAACGAAAAACGGCATGATCAACCAGAAGTAGTGCTTGATGAACTCGGCAAACTTTTCGAACAGCGCGCTCACTTATTTTACACGCTTCCTGTTAGCGATGCGCGCGTCTCGATGATCCAAAAACCCGGCCCAGGCCAGCTGAACCGTCCACCATGCTGCTTTCAACCAGCTCACTCTTCTCATTTTTCCTCCTTGATGAACACCGGATCTCTTCCGGCTTGAATGTCAGCTACAATCTCGTCGACTGACGCAACCGTGCTGGACGGGGACGTGAGTTCCGTGCCAGTCGTCTGGACCGGCGGGGTGTCGCTCATCTCTCCGCCCGCACCGGGGGCAGCACCGGCGGGCGGTTCGGGGGCCGGGGTGACGACGATTCCAAAGCTCTCGTCGGCGACCCGGCGCTTAACCAGCTCCGGACCTGTGACGCCCAGTGCGTCCAAATAGACCTTGTCGGCCTGAGCGACCAGCAGCCTGATTTGCGCTTCCTCGCGCTCGCTCGGCTGAAACAGCGGCGGGAACTCGACCTCGATCTCGGACCCGGCGATGAAGCTCAGCACCCGTTCGAGCGCGGGTTGAATCTCGTTCTGTCGGTACGCCTCGAGCCGGTCGTAGAACTGTGTGCGCGTGCCGTCGCCGGTCGCGTTCATGCCCTCCGCTTCGCGTCCAAAGAGCACACTGAAAGGGATATAGGCCGCGCCCGACATGTTCAGGGCGACCTGCTCCAGTGTCTCAGGAAGGTCGTCGAGCGCAACGCGCACCCTCTGGTAGTCCTCTTCAGAATCCGCGTCCAGGAAGATCGTACGACCGACCGTCTTGCCCGCAGAGAGCAACTTGAGACGCGCGCGGAGCAGCTCGTCATTCATGCTCCCGAGCGCTTCGACTAGGCCCTTCATCTTGAAGACCGGAATGTCGAGCTCTTCGAGCATCCGACTCAGCGCGGTCCAGGCCAGGCAATACCGTCCGATGTCGAGGTAAACGTTCTGGAGCAGGCTGTCCCCCCAGAAGTTTTCCTTCGCGGCTTTCCGGTCCCCGATAGTCGTCGCCCCTTGGAACCAGATCACGCGCGAGGTGTGGAACTCTTGATTCGATCGCGGGTGCTGTCCGATAACCTTGATGATCTCAGGCTGCCCGAACGTGGGCAGATTCGCGTCTTTGAACCGGGAGACGATCTGGATCTGCGGCTTCGGGACTACGTCGAGCCAGGCCACCGTCCCGCGCCCGACGGTCGCCGGTGTGGTTGGGAGTCGGGTCCCAGACCCGCGGAGCCCGACCAGGAGCGCAGCCGTCCCGTAGACGTTGCCCTCGACAGCAGCCCCCGCGAATAGGCCTTCCTTGCGCGTAGGGTCGGCGTAGTTGAGTCGCTTGAACTCTTTCTGGACTGCGTCCGGGGCTCCGGACCAAGCGCGTCTCAGGGCCTGCTCCGGGAAGACTTCGCAGATGCGACGGGCCAACCAGTTGTGCGTGTAAAGCTGTTCGCACATCTGATCGGACAGGTCGTATCCGACAGCGAAACGGATCGCGTCCTCCCGTGAGCCGGGGGCTCCGAGGCCGGACAGTGCGTTGTAAAAGCCGTCAGTTGCGCGGACGATTTGCTGCGTACGTTTCCACTTCATTGTTCTCTCGCAGCGGCTTTGATTACGTTTTGAGCGTAGGTGTGGGCCGAGAACTTCGTTCCGCCCAGATCATATAATAACATGGACAGACAATCCACGCGATCGCTAAACGTCGCGTTAGGGAATCCGACGATTTCGCTTAGCCAGTCCTCGGTCCACGGTGCGCCGGCCGGTAGAAGTATTCGTTTCTGCTCAGTTTTGTCGGACTGGAGCTTGGCCCGGTCCTCCTTGGGGAGTCGGCTGAACGCCTTCATGTCGAAGTCGTCGGGGTCCGGGAAAGGGAAAAGCCGCTTTGAGAAGGCCGCGATCTCAGGCCGCGTGTCTGCGGCAAAGTCGGCCACGAGCGGGATCCCGTTGGCCTTGTACTCGACGAAGACCTTCCCCGCGTCGCCCCACTTGATCCCGGTCCCCGGGACCTCGTGCTGCTGGTGGGCCACGATCATGGTCTTCGTCCCGGGGTAATCGAGGGTCCCAACCCACTCGTCCAGGATGTAGAGGTCGTCCCCGCACGCCGCCCCGAGCAGTCCGGCGATCCGCGACTTGGCCTCGACTGCGTCTCCCTTCGAAGTCAGATCCCAGTACGCACGAATGTGAAGCGTCGCTTTAGGAGGGAGCTGGTGCATCGTATACGGGACATAGGCCAGATCCGACTGGTGGCCGAACGACGCGTCCTGCGCACGTTTCCTCCAAGCGTCAGCCACTTGTTGTCACCCATCGTTTCGAGAACCAGTTACGATCGAAGTACCCGCCGTGCTGCGGGATCGGGTTCTGTTGCAGTTGCGCGGAGGCCTCCCCTCCTAGGCTGTTCTCGAGTTCTGTCACCGAGGCCTCGGTCCAGCGTTTATCGAGAAGCTCGCCGGGGGCCGTGCGAGGGTCCTTCAGCTTCTTCGAGAGCGACGATCCCCGATCCCAGTAGATGTGCGGGTCGTAGCGCATCGGCAAACACAAGTGTTCGAACCCGTGGTCAAGAGCCCAGCCGGCCAAATCCATCTCGTGCAGGCGCTGCATGACGATGACCCGGCGGAAGAACTCCGGCTCGCCGTTGATGCGCGAGGCCAGCGTCTTCGAGAACCAACGGATAACGAGCTTCAGGCGGTGCCGGCTCTTAGAGTCCTTGTCCCCGGGCTTGATCGGATCGTCGATGACCTGCGCGTCGGAGCCGTGACCCACGGCCTTACCATCCGGCGTCGAAGCGAAGCGGCTACCGCCAGCCGTGTTGGCCATGTTGGTGAACGCAACCACCCGCGGCATGCGCACCTCGGGGTAGGCGGCTTCGTGCAGAGGATCGCTCAGGACCTCATTCATGCGCCGCGCGTCGCGGATACAGATCAGCTTGTCGCCCGAGCCGTACAGCCACGAGAACTTCGGGGTGATCGTCGCCCAGTGCCAGCTTGGCCACATGACTCCGGTGACAATCGATTTCGAGTTCCTGGGTGGGAGTGTGATCACCAGGTTCAAGACGTCCCCGCGGCTCACGGCTTCAAGGTATTCACAGAGGAAATCCACGTGCCAGTTCGAGCGGAACGTCGAGGTCGGATCTGCAATCCGCCACCACTCGGCCGTGTACGCGCGGAGACCTCCACGCTTCACATTCTCTCTGACGATCTCGGCTTCGTGATCTAGGACCTCGGGGTCCTCATCCTGCGTCATCGCTCGTCTTCCGTTTATTCCGGTATTCGACAATATCGACCGCCGGTATGACAGCAAAAGACACAGGAGTGTGCTCTGTCCCACATGATACTCGGCGGCACGTCCGACAGGTGCCGGATGTCACAGTCCAACCAGCCGTGGTCCGCGCGACCGAGACTCGAGCATATGACTTATAGGTCGCTTCGGAGGTCGTCTGGTCACCGGCTTCGCCTGGATCTGCGGTGTGCAGCGAGATGCAGACTAGCCCAGTCGCTATTTCAAATAAGTCGCAATTAACTCGCATCGTCGTACCTGACCTGCTCAATCAACCAAGCGATCTGATGCTCGGTCCCGATCACTCCACGGTCGTCGTTATACTCAAAGAACTCCAACTGCTCGTAGTTCTCGCGTCGCCAGAGACGATATTTAACAAGGAAAGCCGGACCGTTTTCGGTCGCGTCCCATGATCTCGATACAGCCACAGCGGAACCTTACCTTCGCTCGAGGACCAGGTCAAGGGATTTATTCGCTGCCGCGATATACATTTCGTCACGGATCGAGAACTTGTGCTTCTGTCTGCCGATAATGTCCAGCCGCCTCTGTGTGCGCTCCGTCCAGCGCCCGACCCGCTCTCGGTCCCGCTTAGACAACGGTCCGTCCAGACGCTCTTGGGCGCGCTCGGCGTAGCTGGCATCGACCTCCGCTCCAAGGTACTCACGATTCAGAAGACGGCAAGCGAGGCCGACCGTGGCGAGCCCTGCGGTTAGGTCGAGAACGGTCTCGCCCTCTGCCGAGAACCAGCTCACCAGGTCCAGAGCCTGGTCCAACGGCTTCTCTGTCGGGTGCTTCCCGGCTCCGCGCAGACACTTGTGGCGAAGCGCGATCATGTTCCCCGGGCCGTCCCACGACATCCGAACACCTTTCGCACGCGGGGCGTGCACCAGAACGACCGCTTCGTATCCCTGACACGGGCGGTCGTTTGAAAGCTGCGGCATCGACCAGCGGATCCAAGGGACTTGCCTGACATACTCCGATCCGAAGGACTCGCACACCCGCGCGAGATCTTGAGCGCTCTCCACGTCGGAGTAGAGCAGAGACCAGCGCGCGACCTTCGACGAGCACCACCCGACGAAGTCCGCCAGCTCGGTCGACAGTGGATCGAAGTTCAGGTCTCGCGCACGCGCGCCCTTACCTCCTGTGTACGCTGAACAGCTGACTGCGTTCTGGTGGACGTGTTCGGAATAGGGAGGATCGGAGATCTGGACATCGAAATGGATGTTCTCGATGATCCTTTTGAGGCGACGACAGTCGCCGTGGAACAGCTCGATCACAGTCCCTCCCCGGGCGGGTGACCTTCGTCGAACCCCAGCTGATCCTGGAACCCGTCGCGGTACCCGCGTTCAAACCCCTCTGCGTCGCCGTGGAGCTCCCCGAACCGATAAGCGGCCCGGAGTGCGTCGGTCACTTCCATTCCTTCGAAGACGCACCGTCTGCACAGCTCTGCGAGGATCTTTTTGACGTGTTCGGTCACGACGCCGGCTCTTTTCTGGTGGTTACCGTGTTCGCATGCTCCCAGTTTCTTACGGCCTTGACCAGCGAGCGGTGAAGGTATTCCGACAGCTGCGAGGTTACTGATTCTTCGTCAGGCAGGTAAGCTGCGCAACCGTAGCATTTTCCACTGTCCTCCCACTGAAGGGTTACGCGCACTGTCACGACGCCGGCTCCTGGTCAGCGACCTCGAACGACAGGTGTGTCAAGTCCGGGTTGTCTGATAGGTACTTCTCGAGCTGGTCCCGACGGAACATGAAGTACCGCGCGTCGCGCACGGAGAACGTGACGCCCCCGTGGATGTCCGTCATCATGACCTGGAAGTCGATCAGCTCCTCTGCGGTAGGGCCTTGGTCGCTCATTTCAAATTCTCCTGACACAACCGAATCGACTCTTTCAGGACCTGCTCGGGGTGCAAGAACGGCTTCGAGGCCGCTCGAGCGTCGATCTGCATGACGTTGAACAGCGCCTTGACGTCGAACTCGCACAGGTCGAACAGACTGTTCAGCTTGCTCATCTGCGACTTCAGAAACAGTCGATCGAACCCGACTCCGTACCCGCAAAGCGGTGTGTACCAGTCGACGTCTCGAATCACGCACTCGTTGTCCTGGAAGAAGCTGACGATCCGCACGGTCGCGTCGCCTAGCGTCTGCGCGATCTCTGATTGCTGCGTCTGCTGTAGTACCCCGTTTGCGGTGTGTCCCTCGACGACCCTAGACGGGACATCGTCCGGGAGGTCGGTGAGCGCGATCGGGTAGTACCTGACTGCAACCAGATTGAAGTCACAATCTGTGACCGCAGCCGCGACACCGAGGATCTGGTCGTCGGGTTTGATCCCGGTCGTGGCCAGATCGATCCATCCTAAACAGCGTGTTGTCATGAGTCTTGACCTTTCGTCAAATTGTCAACTAGCTCGACAGCTTCCTCGACGGTATTCGCTCGTAATTGAGTCCCGCCTCCGATGCCTCCTACATCAACTAAGAATGTCGAACCTTCGAAGGCTTGGATCACGGTCAAGCTCTTGCCGCCCAGCCTCGAGAACAGTTCCGCCACAGTCAACTCGTTGTTCATACTCTCTCTGCCTCCTTCGTTCTGCTTGCCCAGATCTTTTCGAAATCATGTGTGCACTGTCTCTTCGTCCTGAACACTGCACTGAGCGGGTTCTCTCCGCAAGAGATAAGTACCGAGCAGTGTGTAAAAAACCTCCGGGCTGCGTGTCGCTCGCAGGTCTTGACGAACTTTTCCGCCCCGACTGTGAACCCCGAGACCCACTTCATTCCGGTGTCGAGGTTGCCCGGAGGATCGAACAGGTTTCGCACGTTCTCGAACTCGGCCCCGAGCCGGATCCGCCGCAGGGTCTCGTCGCCCAGTTCCTGGAACGTGCTGGCCTCAGTGACGCAGCACATGTAGGTGAGCTCTTCTCCAGAGTCCTTGAAGGGTCGCGTCTGGGTCATGTCCAGTCTTTCACGGCAGCCATGACCGACATGGACATTCCCCTCATAATCGCCAAGTCGTCCGGGTGTTGCGTTTCTTCGTACGCCTGCGCCAGCGCTTCCATGACATAGATCGGGATCAGCTCGAATCTAGGTTTCGATGCGTTCTTGCGGTTCAGCGACGGGTCGACGTCGTCGCGTGTGATATCCGGCTCCAGGCAGACCCCGCAGTTCCAACGGGCGTGCGCGAGGTGCGGCAGCCCGGATTCGGGGTCTGTCTTCTCGCCGGCCAGTTCCCTGTAGATGTGCCGAAGCGCCGAACCCAGTGCGGCCTTCCTCTGCACACCGGCCCGGAACCCGTCCACGGAATATTTTCGCGCACCGAAACGAAAGACCTCTGTCTCGATCTCGTTAGCGGTCGGGAACTCGACGGCCGCAGACTTGATGTCGTCGATCGTTCTCGGAGCGAGCAGTTTCTGTGCAAGTTGTGCGACATTTATCTTACCAGTGCCGCTCATTTTGACACCTCCACGTCGATCGCTTCCAAAACCTGCACTAGTCGATCGCACTCTGGGGCCTTGTCAGCAAGCTCCTGTACGAACTCGCGCATCGAGAGCAGCGCGTTTTTCTTCCCGGTGACGTATGCAGCCGTCGTCGCGTTGATCAACGAGTCGTGCGCAACCGCAACGGCCTCTGCTAGAAGTTGGTTGTTCATACCTTGTACCCGATCCCTTTCGCCCAGTTTTCTAACTCCTCGATACGCGCTGCTAAGGCCCGGACATCAGGCTCCGGAGCTGCGACCTGAAGACACTGAGAATAGTACCTGTCGTAACAGATCTGACACCCGCGCAGGTAGACACCAACGTCCGCGGTGAAGTACCCGGCCCTGGACAGCTCGTGCACGAACCCAGCGAGATCGCCTGCGAGACACTCGCTCCAGGCCGCCGCGTACCGGTTAGGCTTCCCGTTATCCGGTGTTGTGTCGACGGACAAGAAGGTCACCAAGGCTTTTGCGCCCTGGAAGACGTCTGGGTAGGCCGCGAATCGACACTGAGGATCGGGAGGCTGCGGGAAGATTTCCTTGCCGTTGATGATCTCGCTTGCGCCCTTCAAATACATGTGAGGTCGCGTGTCGGGGGCTTTGATGTTTCCGAAATTGTAGTTGTAGATCTTCGCCCACCGAGCGGTCTCGAACGCGCTCTGTGCGACCAGACAGCACAGAGATTCGGGAGAGACGTCTTCCATTGACGCATAGAGCGCTTCGATCGCGACGATCGGCTCGAGGGCGGTTTTGGTGGTCTCTTTTTCGAGAACGTTGTTCGTGTAGGTCATACCGTCACCGCCCGCTCGTGGGTCCAGTCGATCGGGAAGTTGCAATGACCGATAAAGCGCCCCGCACTTTCACACCAAATCGAGATTGTGTATCCGTCCGGCAACACCTCTTCTATCCGTCGTAATCCTTGGGTGATGATTGGGAAGTCGGAGAAACGGATCAGGTCGCCCTTCTTGAACTTCGGTTCGACGAATGGTTTGAAATCTTGCACCTCGGACTGGAACGCTCTAATTTTACCTCTAATTTTACAGCCCTCGACAGACAGGGTATATAGATCTTCCACTTCGATCACTTCGAATACGCGACCGTCCGACCCTTTGTACTTCTTCCCGACTTCTAGTTTCATTTTTCCTCCTGAAATTTGCTACAATCGTTTCTGTTACAGATGTTGATCAAATCGCTTTCGAGCAGGCGGCTGTCCAGATGGTACTTGGCCTGCATGATCGACTCGGGGTCTTTTGAATGTCTCTTCACCCCGTACGTATGGACCAGCTCGTGTGTCAGGTACGCTGTGCTGTACTCTGGCACGGCGTCGTGGGACAGGCAAATCCACCGGTAGTAGGTGTCGGACTCGGCCCCTCGGCTGCCCGGGTCGCAGACAGTCACGCAACCGGCTTCGTGCCGCTTGCAGGACCCGTAGGACCACGGGCGCTCGAGCCCGGTCGCCGCTTCGAGGCGCTGGACGGCCTGCTCCCACTGGGCTCGTCGCTCTTCGGGCAGATCGACCGTGAAGCTCCCCGGGACGCAGGCGAAGGCTAGCGGAGCGAGCAACGAAAAACAAATCACCCGCAGCGGACCCTGGATCACCCGCAGCGGACCCTGGATCACCCGCACATTGACCTCCCCAACGCAAACCCGAAAACACTGACTAGCGGGATCAGGATCAGTAAGCACAGGACGATGACGACCACGTAGGGCAAGTCTGATTTCTCACTCTTTTCCAGCACCAGCTTCGGAGGGGTTTTCGCTGAGTGGACGGTTCTCGGCGGTGGCAGTGGTAATGGTGGCAGGTTCATTTCGTGCTCCCGATCCGGAAGTAGATGTGCTCGGCTTCTGCGAAGGGCATTTTCGGGACCGCAGCTGGGTGATTTCCTGTGAGATCCTCGGACAAGGAATAACGCCCCTCGGCGATCTTCAAAACCTCCCGGACCGCAGAGAGAGCGCCGCTGTAAAGCAGCAAGTCCCCGACGGCGAACTTTGGGTCGCGGACTTCCACGTAGTGTCCGTTAAAAGTCGCTGAGACGTCGCCCCGATCGCCCCAGGCGTTTGTCCAGGTGTAATATTCAGTAACCTTCTCGACTTGTATCACTCTTCCGTTTTGTGTGTTCAAGTACTTCTTTCCGACTTCCATTTTCATAATTTCCTCCGTTTTAGGGCCGGTCGTGGCAGAGGCGCAATGTCTACTCCACGACGACCGGCCTTGTCTAATTAGCGCCGCTTTACCTTCGAGTCAAGTACCTTGTTTTGCTCACGTACCCAAATGGGGCTCTTGCACGTTTTTCCTCTGGTGCTGTCGAGCAGGTAGAACGCCTGCTGTGGCGGCTCGGGGCTCGCCTTGATGCTCATCGCGTAGGCGTTATACCCGATCAAGCTCCCGTTCACGAGAACGTTCCCGGTGTCGATATATTGGTGGAAGTGTCCGAAGTGGTGATAGTCGCTCTTCCTGACTCGGTCCCACTGTGCAACGGCCTTGTTCAGCGGGATTGTGATCCCGCCCACGCCCCCGCCGTAGGCGACTTCGTCGCCGTGGTGAAAGTGTAGTGTGTAGTCGTACACCTGGACGTACTGGTGTCCGCTCGGGTCGGCCAGCACATCGACGCGCTTGTTACCTGCGTAGTGCTGGGCCAGGTGCTGATACATTCCCCACTCGTAGCTGTGGTGCGCTCCAGTGGCCCGTCGTGGCTTCAGCGTGTCGCGCCCGTGGTTGCCGTACGAGCACACTAGAAGAAGCCTCTCGAGGCCGTTCAAGGCGAGCAGCTGGTCGACACCGGCAACGAGTCGCGGGAAGATCCAGAGCATGGTCGCAATGGGCGCCATGACCGTGGTTTCCTTCAGCTCGTCGTGGATGTGTCCGGACCCGAGGTCCCCGCCGAACCAGAGCACCAGATCCCGGATCTTGAACCCAAGTCCGTCCCTCTCTCGGTGAAACTTGATCAGCCACTCGACCCCGCTGAAAAAACGCCCCAGAGAGGCCTCTGCAATGGTCAGGTTGTACTCGTTCCGAAGCGGGGTGTCCCCGATCTTCACGATTTCATCCACGTGGCAGTCGCTCAGCAGCGCGACCGCAGTCGCTTCCCTGAGGTTCGACCCGAGCTCTCTGCGCTTGACGGGTTTCAACGCGGCCGACGCCAGCGCTTCGCGAAGCGCGTTCTGCTCGCGGAACGTACTGAGTTCCTCGACCAGTTGCCGGTTCTCAGTGCGCTCTCGTCCGAGTTGCTTCTTCTCGGCTGCACGCTCGACGGGGTGAACTTGCTTGACCGGTTCCGGAACGCACCGCACGTCCAACCTGCGCATGCGAGACGACAGCGCGTCGTACGAGATGTCGAACCCTTGGATCAGCAGTTGATCCACAATCTCTCCGCGCGTTGAGTACTTTTTTGCCAGCAGCATGATCTGCCGATCGATCTCGATCGACAGCTTGGATTTCTTCGAACTCACGCGCGCTCCGTGTGATCGGGGTAGATCAAGACCGCTTCCCTGCCTCTGACTTCAAAATGCGGAGTGGGGACAAACGGGATTGGTTGGTCGATCCCTTGCAGCATGTCGCTGTTGGCGTCGTTCGCGCCGTCAACGAAACCTTCTTCATAGTCCGCGTTGGCGTCCTGTTGCAGCTGCTCCGCGACGAACAGCGCTTCGTGCCAGAGTTCGACTTCGTCCTCTGAGCAGATATCGTACACCGCGCGGACCGCCAACACGATCGCGTCGTAAATCTCGCTTCTCGTCGGTCCTGCAATCTGTTTCGCTTCTTCTGTCCGTTCGTATTTGCTCATCTGGTCTTCTCCTGTCGTTGATCAATGTGCTCGTTCAGACGCTTCAGGCCGCTGTCGATCTCCTTGACGATCTGCTGGGCTTGTCGGTCGCCTTCGAGGTGCCTGTTCCATCGCGCGGTCTCGTACTGGGCTTGTTGTACTGCCTGCCTTACGCTGTCTGCTTTGGTCATTTCAACACCTTCCTCAAAATCGTCCGAGCCCAGGCCACAATGTTCAATTCCTCGTCGGTGAGTGTGCTCAGGTCCACGGTCTTCTTCGGGTTCGACTCCTCGAACTCTTGCAGAGTAGTAGCAAGCTTTTGGACCTCTTTCAACGACATTCGCTGATTTGGGTCCCTTGCCGCCTCGAGTGATTTATTCAGTTCTAGGCGGAACGTCTCCTTGAGGATCTGTGACGGTGTCGGGTCGGGTGGGAGCTCGGTCGGGAGCAGCGGTGTCCCCTCGTCGTCCCGGTTGCGTGTGAGTTGTCTTCGCATTTTTCTTCACAATCCTTTTGAGAATGCTTCCGATCGCTCGTCGTTGTCTTCGGTTGTGTTTCGGAGGTGTAGGCCTTGGCAGGAAGTTTTCCGTAGGTGCCATCATTTCAGCCGCTCGCAGTCATCGAACTGCCCTGCCCAAATGCGAACTGCGATCTGTGCGTCTTCCAGGCATTCCTCTACTGATCCCGGATTGTCGGATCGTGCCTCTTCGACGACGATCCTCGAGTAGATCTCCCACTCGAGCCGGAGGCGCCATTGCTCTCTGTCGAGCCCCGGTGCTGGGTAGACTGCTGGATCGACGGTCATGGCGTCACCGCCCTCTTTCTCATGTCCGCCATCGCGTCTTCGTTCGACGCATAGAAGTCAGGCACAGGCAAATCAGGATAGGTGCTCGCGTAGATGATTGCCCCTGCGACGTTCCAACCGAACAGCTGTTCAAGAACGCTCCCGGCCTGTCCTGCGAGTGTCACGGCCCATCCGGCTCGGCAGTGGGTTGTGGCGCAGGTGTGTACGTCTGCCATGTCGAGATCCCCGCACGTGTCGATCATTTCCAAAATTCTTCGATCGAGCCCAGGCAGTATCAAGGTGCATGGAAGCGTCGCCCCGGACAGGTTCGCCCCGGACAGGTTCGCCCCGGACAGTTTCGCCCCGGACAGTTTCGCCCCGTAGAGGTTCGCCCCGGACAGGTTCGCCCCGTAGAGGTTCGCCCCGGACAGGTCCGCCCCGGAGAGGTCCGCCCCGGAGAGGTCCGCCCCGTAGAGGTTCGCCCCGGACAGTTTCGCCCCGTAGAGGTTCGCCCCGGACAGGTAAGCCCCGGACAGGTAAGCCCCGTAGAGGTTCGCCCCGTAGAGGTCCGCCCCGGAGAGGTCCGCCCCGGAGAGGTCCGCCCCGGAGAGGTTCGCCCCGGACAGGTCCGCCCCGGACAGTTTCGCCCCGTAGAGGTTCGCCCCGGACAGGTCCGCCCCGGACAGGTCCGCCCCGGACAGGTCCGCCCTGGACAGTTTCGCCTCGCGGAAATCCCGCTCGCCTTCGCCGTACCGCTCAATTAGTTCTGCGCCGTTCATGGCAGCACCGCCTGCGCGAGTCGGATCCCGATCGTTGCCGCGAATGTAGTTATGCTCACTGCAGTAAACAGCAACAACGCTATCCAACACAGTGAAGCTCTCAACGACATCAATTCTTTTGTTTGCATTTTTCCTCCTTGAGTTTGGTGCACCGTGTGCGCTTGCAAGTCTCTACCAGGGCCGCGACGTCGATGCAACTGCTTCCTTGATCAAAATCTAGGATGCCTCCCGATTTCGTGTGATCTGACCCGAAAAGGTGCATAAGCTCATGGACCATTACGTTCTCAGTGTAGTCTTCCTCAATCCAAATGGTCTTCGTCAGGTCCAGAGAAAGCCCCTCGGTGACCGGCCGCTCCTCTGTGAGCACGATGCAGTTCGGCATTGCCAGTTGTCCGCCGCGCGTGACCAGCTTCGGCGCGTCACACCAGGCGTAGCGGATACCTACGTGCAGCCCGGTTGCGCGCTCAAGCCTGGCCGCTGCGAGCTCGAATTTCACGACGTCCTCCGGCTCCCAATAAGAAGGCGACGCATTTAACGTGAAAATAGGCTGTTTATGCGGTGTTTTGGCCGGTTCTGAGCGATTTACACACGAGATCAGGGCTATTATCGTCAATAAACGGCGGATCATGCCCTATTATGGCAGATTTGTGTGTTTTAGTCCAATACTTCCACACTCCGTCCATTCGGTCGGAAGATCCGTGCCAGTTGCCGACGAGTGTTGCACCGAACGATATCCACGCGGATTTTAGTGTTGCACCGAACACGATATGGCCTGGTTGGGTTGGAACTGTATGTGTTGCACCGAACACTGTCGAGCGCCGGGGAAGTAGGTGTTGGTCCCCCACGCCGCCATTCAGCTCACATCAAAATTCCAGTCCCTATGTAATGACCATACGTGACCCTATGTGGCCATACGTGACCATACTGGGCGCCCAGTGGGTGGCACCATACAAGAAGCGTGCCAGTGCGTGCCATGCCGCGTACTCCACTTATCCGATGGGGTATGTGGAGTACCCCTCGTGCAAGGACCGTGCCAGCGAGTCCGCACCTACATACGCACACACCCACGCACACCCACTGGGCGCCCAATTGCCGGGTATAAATGTACTCGATCGCGACATTCCTGTCATGTAGGAGATGTAGGCAGAGGTAGGTAAGGGTAAGGTGATGTCGACAGCACTGCTACTTATGCCACCTGCACGTGGCGGTGCAACACTCATGCCAGTGCAACACTTAATAACCCTGAAAGGGGTGGCTGATCTACGGTGCGATCGAATCGATCTGGCCCTAAGTCCGTCCCGCCCCTTTGAAGGCTATGACCATACGTTGCCCTATGTGACCATGTGGCAATATGTCGCACTTTGGCACGAATTTTGCCCACAGGGCGTTCGAGGGCAGATCCTAGGTCTCACCGATCCGACCCGTGTCCGACCCGCGGTGTCACAAGTCGGCAATTCTTTCGGCAGTGATTACCAAAGGTTACGGGAGTTAGATGCTCTTGGACTCTCTTTTCTATATAAAGGATGAAATGATAGTATGGGTCTATTCTTTTTGCTAATCTTCATCGATTTTCCACGGTATGGGCTCGTGTCCCAAGAAAAACGATCGAGCACGATTCGTGCTTGGCCGTTGGGCCGTACGGACACCGGACTCACGACCGAGCATGATTCATGCTAGATTCGCGAATGTCCTAAGAGCATGATATTTATTTGACTTGACATCACTTGCTGGACGAGGCATACACATTGCATGAACAAACAAGAGACCGCCACACTCGCCCTCCTCGATCAACTTGCCGAAGGCCCTATCAAGGCCTCCGAAGCCCTACCCCCGCCGTGCTCCGCACAGCTGAGGGGTCTCGTCATGAAGGCCCTAGTACGCTGCGGCGCCGTCCAGCAGCAAGGACGCGACGGGGATTACCTGGACCAAGGACCAGCCTACAATGACACGATCGACCGACTGACCGAACTAGATACGCCTAACGCAGAGCTGGCCCTACAGACGGACCCGAAGAGCGCCAGGGTGGCATACCTGAAGGCACACATGGTTTGGGTCAAAGCACAAATCGCTGAACTCGAGGTTGAGCCATGAAAGGCGCCAAAGCAGGCCTTCGCGCGCCGTGGATCCGCGGCTCGAACCCTACCAAGAAACAAGCTTCTGATATTGCCGCTAAGGCTGTCTCAGACGCCCGCCCGCCTAAACCGGGGAGTATCAAATACCTAGAGCAGCGTTTCGACGAAGCCTATAAGATGCTCCAAATGGGCTATCCCGACGAAGAAACCGCCCGGGCAGAACATCAGCGCTGTGTTGACGCGCTGAACATCGCTCGGGTCAGCCGGTTTAATCTTGCCGCCAAGAATAAGCGCTTGAAGGCTAAGGCCGGATGGTAGGACGCTCCCCGTCCGATCCGACGAGCGACGCTCCCACGCGACCCCGCAACGCGGGGTCTAGTGCGAGTTCGACCGCCAACTGCTCCCCGAGCGCCACCAGTTGCCCTACAGTGAGCTTGTGTGCGTCAGGGGTCACCATGAGTGCCAGGCCGACCAGGGACGCTTCGAGGCGCCGTGAGCGCTCGGCAATCGCGGTCAGCGCCCGGATGGCGCCATGGGCGCTCACCTCGACACCTGGTGAACAGCAGCCAAACTGAACAAGGAATCAGCGTGGGACGCGAGAATAGGCGCCTCGTGTGCGAGCGACGGTAGCAAATCTCGCCAATCAGCGACACTGTGTGTGTGACATCCGATTGTGACTACATCGTCGCAGATCGTGACGTGAAACTCGCCTAGTCCGGTCAGATAGATCGGTGATCGCGAGGCACTGCCGCACACTAGGGCATCGCCGTACACCAGGGCATCGCCGTACACCAGGGCACGGTCGCACACCAGGGCATGGCCGTACACCTGGGCATGGCCGTACACCAGGGCACGGTCGCACACCCGGGCACGGTCGCACACCAGGGCATGGTCGCACACCAGGGCATGGCCGTACACCCGGGCACGGTCGCACACCAGGGCATGGCCGTACACCCGGGCATCCGGACCGACATATGCGCTGTCGTCCACGTGAGCAGTGTCGGCTACCCATCCACTACCATTTATGTGCCTGTGAGCAGCGACCGGACCACACCCAAAATCAAATTGCGTTGTCATTTCAATTCCTTCCGTTGTCATTTCAAAAGATCTGCGTAACCATCTACGCAACGTGGGGCGTGTTGCTCCGGATCGGTGTGTTACAGATTGCGTGAAGGGACCAGAAGCCGGCGAGCTGTCTTGATTGCGCCAGATCGATAGCCAGCGTTGTAGTCGCGGCAAGCCTCGCGGAACGCTGGCCCGCGGCTCTCGCACTGAC